AGAAATACAAACACATAAAATACAACGTAATATATATGAAACTAACATTGAAAATATAAATAAAATGCAACAAAATATTAAAGAACAAATTAAATTAATAAATGAATATGATAATATAAATACAATTTTACACTATGATTTTATAGCAAATTATTATACACATAATGCTGATGGTTGTATGAGATTTTTCAATAGATTATATAAACATACAATTACTGATACTTTTAAAAATAATGCAACATATTTTTATGAATTAGCTAAAAAAAAATCTTATAAAATAATTGGAACTTGTAATGTTCATTATGAACCTCAAGAGAATGAAATAGTTATATATTTTGGTAATTATACTGATGATTATTTATCCTTACCTCAATCAAATAAAATTTATAAAAATATATTATTTTATCAAGATATTAAAATAGATAAATTTATATCAGATGAATGTTGGAATAATATTGATAAAATATATATTATGACGTTGGATATTTGTTATGAAAGACAATATGATGTTTTAACACAGTTATGTTTAATGAATGCTCCGTTGGATAGAGTTTATATGCATAAAGTTCCTAAAGATAAAGAATTAAATGATATTTATATTGGTGTGACTAAAAATCATATTCATTGTTTAGAACACATGAAAACTAATAATTTTAATAACTGTTTATTTTTAGAAGATGATTTTATTTTTTCACAAAATTATGATGATAATAAAGGTAAATTAAAAACTTTTTTTGATAGAAATTATGACTATGATATTTGTTTTTTATCAGCTTCTAAATATCATAAGCGTGAAGATTTTGATGATTTATTGATTATTTCTAAACAAATTTGTACTACAAGTTCCGGTTATTTAGTATCAAACAAAAATATTAATAAAGTTTTTGATATTGTAAAAGAAGGTTTTGATTTATTAAATCAAAATAAAGATAATTCAGATATTTATTGTATTGATAGATATTGGCATAAAATGGCAAATGATAACAAAATGTTTATTTTCAAAAATAAAATTGGTTTTCAAAAACCTTCAATTAGTAAAATATTAAATAAATTGAATATAAATTTAGATTAAAATAAAATTATATAACTTCTATAAATATTTTAATTATTTGAGTGCGTTTGATTTTAGATGTAAATAAATGAATTAATATAGTAATTTATAAATAACCTTTTTTTATTTTTTATTATATTATTATATTGATATACCATATAATAATATAATAATAGTAAAATGTCAACTAATGATGATAAAAATGGTAAAAGAAATATTGTTCCGTCGTATAAGAATAACAAATATGATAAATATAAATATTATGACCCGCCGTTGGTGCAGATTCCAATTGCCAGGTCATCCTCCATTTTAAATCCGCAACAGCGCGCACCTTCTGTATTGAGTGTGCCAAAGGTGACAAGTCGGATAAATATTGAAGCGGATGTTGATGATTTGGCGGATTTGATAAATATTGGTAAAAAAGTGGGGACAGAATTCAAATTGGAGCCGCACATTGAGTATAATATTGACCTGGCGATGATAAAGAATTTACTTCCGGAGATGGAGAATTTAAATAATATGATAGGTCAACAAGAATTTAAAAGGCAAGTTGTTACATTAATTTTATATTATAGCATGCGTTTAAATCGAAAGAATGATGATTTATTGCATACGGCGATATATGGCGAACCGGGCATTGGTAAAACCGAGTTTGCGCAAAAATTGGCGAATATTTATTTAAAAATGGGCGTTTTGAAGAATAATATTTTCAGAAGGGTTCGTCGCGGAGACTTGATTGCGGGTTATTTAGGACAAACGTCGTTGAAAACTGCAGAAGTATTAAAGTCTGTGCGCGGCGGCGTTCTTTTTATTGATGAGGCGTATTCGATTGGAAACAGCAGCGGCAAAGACACGCAGGACTCTTATAGCAAGGAATGTTTGGATTTAATAAATCAAAGCTTGACTGAGATGCGCGAAGATGACGACAAGTATTTTATTTTAATGATTGCAGGATACAAGGATGAATTGAAGCGCAATTTTTTTGGAATGAATGATGGGTTGGAGCGTCGGTTCAGCATTCATTTTACGATGCAGTCATATGTTCCGCAAGAAATGGTGCAAATATTTATTAAAAAGTCGCTTGATGGTGGTTGGTTGATTGAAGAAGGTGCGGTAACCGACGAATTTATAAAAGAGTATTCACCGCATTTCAAGCATCACGGCGGCGCCATGGAGCTGCTTTTTGTAAAATGCAAAATTGCGCATTCTAAAAATTTGTTAGCAGGAAAAAGTAAAATAAAAAGGTGTATATCAAAAGCAGATATGAAGGATGGCATTGAGTTATTCATAAAAAATTCAAATGCGGCAGATGATGTTTCATTTATCAAAACGATGTACATCTAAGTAGGGGAACCAGTGTTGCCAAGCACGGCGCCTCTATGACCCCTACTTAGGGGAACCAAGTTTCCCCTATGACCCCTCCTTTTGTAAATGTGTGCTGGTCACATGTCAAATATTGACATGCGACCTCATTTAAATAAATAAATAATAATAAATAATAATAAATAATTATTATTTAAAAACAATGAAGTAAAAAATATAAATAATAGTAATATTTGATGGTTTTAGAAGAGGCGCAACAATATGCATTGTGTTTGAATATGATTGTGAAGGATGAGTCTCACATTATAAAAGATACTTTGAAAAAATTATTGCAAAAGATAAATTTTGATTATTGGGTTATATCGGATACGGGCTCAACGGATGAAACAATGGAAATAATTACCGAGTTTTTTAAAGAAGTTGGGATTCCGGGCGAATTGTATCAAGATGAGTGGGTCGATTTTTCTCACAATCGGAATAAGGCGTTGGACTATGCATTTGGAAAAAGCAAATACTTGCTGATATTTGATGCGGATGATGAAGTATGTGGTGATTTTGTGTTGCCGGAATTGGTGAAGGATTCTTATCAATTTCAATTTGGAAGTTACACTAGAACTCAAATTGTTAATAATAACAAACGATGGAAATATCTTGGCGTATTGCACGAATGCATTGTTTCGAATGATGATAGAATTGATGGTGCAAGTATGGAAATTATAAAAGGATCCTATTATACTGTGTCTGGCAGAAGCGGAAATAGAAACCTTGACAGCAACAAGTATTTAAAAGATGCGATTATATTAGAAAAGGCGTATTATAATGCCGTTGATGTGAAAGATGACATATATAACAGGTATTGTTTTTATTGTGCGAACAGTTATTATGATTGTGATAAATATGAACACGCTATTTCATGGTATAAGAAGACACTTGAATGTGGCGGGTGGGCTCAGGAGAAATACGTGTCTTGTTTGAAACTTTATAAATGTTATGAAAAAATGAATAATAAAGAGTCGGGATTTTTTTATCTTGTAAAGTCTGCAGAGTATGATAAAGAGAGAGCAGAATGTTATTACGAGCTTATAAAATATTATTCTGCTTTGGGATTGCGTGACGTTGCGTATGGATATTATGGCGTATTGCGAGACTTTTATCGTGACACTTATTTAAAAGATGGATTAAATCACAAGTTATTTTTAGATGAAAGTATATCCGAATTTTATTTGCCATATTATGTTATTATAGTTTCTGAAAAAATGCGCGATTATGACACAGGAATACAAATGTATAGAATTGTTTTTACGAAAAAATGTAAATGTTTTGATGAATGGTTTGTAGGTAATTTATTGTATAATTTACAATTTTTTACCGAACGCGTTAAAGATGAAGATAAAACGGCATTTTATTCCTTGTTTCAAGAATATGTCGATTTTCTTGTTGCCAATAATTATCCGTTGTTTGACGAAACTATGAAGATTTATGAAAAATATGGAATTAAAAAAAAAGAAGCGTCAATTGCAACTCACGACGAGTGTTTGACTAGTAAAAAAATATTGATTTATATTGGATTTATGGATTATTTATGGAATGATACTTATGTTTCCAATAATGCCATCGGGGGAGCTGAAAAAGCGGTGGCATATTTGGCAAGGAATTTGCCGAAAGAATACGAGATAATAATAAGTGGTGATGTTGCAGATGAAGTGGTGGGAAACGTAAAGTATGTGAATCGTTTCAAGTTGCAAGCACTTTTAGATGTTGAAAAGTTTCACACAATTATTGTGTCTCGGTACGTATCATTTTTTCTGCTATTTCCTCGTTTTAATTGTCACCAGTTGTACTTATCTGCACATGACACTGGGTTTTTAAATAACTTGAATGACGTTCCAGTACGTACTATAATTGAAGAAAATAATAAATACATCAACGGAGTAATATGTTTAACGACATGGCACAAATTAAATATGATTCAAAACCACGCATGTTTAAAAGATAAAGTTTCGATAATCAATAATGGAATAATGGTTCCTGTAGTGGGATTGTCGGATGGCGCCACATCAAACAAAAAAATGTCGCACAACAAAATAAAAAATAAATTTGCCTGGACATCTTGCAGTAATAGAGGACTGGATTTATTGTTGAAATTGTGGGACGAAATACTTGAAGTTATGCCAGATGCGACACTGGATATATCATCTTATGATGCATTTCCGAATCCAAACAGAAACAACGACGAGGAAATTCAGATGATTATAAATCGCCATAGTGACAGTGTGAAACATCATGGAAAGTTGAATACTTTACAGTTACACGAGTTGATATCGAAAGCAGAGTATTGGTTATACACAACTACATTTTGTGAAACGAGTTGTATCACTGCACTTGAGATGTTGATGCACGAAGTTGTGTGTTTATATTATCCGTTGGCTGGTCTTACTGATACGATTGGAAAATATGGAATTCAAGTAAATTCTGGCACCGAAATTGAAACTATTATGAACTTGAGCGAGGCAAAAAAGGTGGAAATGAGAATAAATGGAAAAAAATATGCAATGTCATGTTCGTGGGAAAACCGGGCAAAAGAGTGGGCAAGTGTGTTGGGATTGAGTAATCAACGCGTTTATGATTTACATAATAACTACACTATTCCGCAAAATCATATAAATTATTTAAAAAAATTAAAATATAATTTCCAACCCAAAACAATTTATGATATTGGTGCAAATGTTTTAAATTGGACAAAAGAAGCAAAAAAAGTATGGAATGATGCAGACATTATTGTTTTTGACGCTATAAAAAGTGCAGAGTTTTTATATAAAGAACATAATTATAAATATCATATTGGAGTTTTGAGTGACACTGATGACAAAATTGTAAAATTTTATGAAAATTCTGAACATCCTGCTGGAAACTCTTATTACAAAGAAGTTGGACATGAAAAATCAAATGAATTGTATCCAGAAAATAATTTTACAGAATACCTCTGTAAAACACTAGCCACAGTTGTTAAAAAAAATAATTTTCCACTTCCAGATTTGATAAAATTTGATGTTCAAGGATGTGAATTAGACATTATAAAAGGGTCAATTGACATTATTAACCATGCGAGGTATTTAATTGTTGAGCTTCAAACAACGGAATATAATAAAGGGGCGCCATTGGCTGATGAAACTATTAAATTTTTAGAGGATAATAATTGGGAACTGTTAACAAAAACACCCTTTTGTGATAATGGTCCAGATGGTGACTATTGTTTTAAAAATAACCGAACAATAAATAAACAAAAATGGGTTTTTTATACTGGTAGTTGTATTTATACACCAATCGTACAGTATCTTGAAAATTATGCATCAAATGAAATTGAGATTGAGATATCCAATGATGTAAATTATATAGTTAATATGAAATTTGATAAACTAATAATAATACTAACACCATTTGGACGGGGATTGTTAGATAAAAATATACTAAACCAGTTTAACCACATAAGTATTTCATTTTTACAATTAGAACCACTAAATTTATATACAAGGTTGAATGATATTACAAATGAATTTAATTCTCATCCCGATTTAAAAAAATATTCCATTTATGATTATAGTAAATCCAATATAAAAATATTGAATGATAATGGTATTACCAAATGCAAACATTTGCCATATAAATGCACACCTTCTGAATTAAATTTATTAAGAAAATGCAATAGTTCTGTTAAAGAATATGATTTTGGATTTATATATGACTGGAAAATGCATAACAATGGTTTAAAATCATTACCAATAAGACCACCAAGAAGAAATAAAATAATGGAATTTTTAATTAATAATGGATTTACTGTTAATTTAATAGCTGGTTATGGTGAAGATAGAGATACGGAATTAGGAAAATGTAAAATAATTCTTAATCCACATGGTCAAATTAATGAAAATCCAACCCCTTCTCCATCTGAATGTTCTAATATTTTTGAACACATTCGTTGTGATAGATTATTAGAAGCCGGGTTTACTATTATGTCTGAAACAAGTTATGATTTGTGTCCAGAGTTTGTACAAAAATATCCCAACTTGAAATTAATTGAATATGAAGATTTCTTCAACTTAGATGTGATTAGAAATATATTAACTAAAAAGTGGTATTGTTTTATTCATAGTTGTCATTTAAACGGTAAAGGACTAAACCGTCTTGACTATTTAATGACAAGTTTAAAAAAGAATGATTTATTCAGTAAAATTGAAACCATTTATATTAACAATATTGGTTTGCCAGTTGAAGAAAATAGGTATGGTACTATGGTTGACATTTGTAATTACTCAGATAATCCAATGCTGTGTGAAATTCCAACCATTAATAAAATACAACACTTCTCTCAAACAAATCCTGATTGTAATATTTTGTACTTACATACAAAGGGCATTTGTTATGATGACAATAATCAAAAAATAAATGATTGGATAGATATGATGCTATATTTTTTAGTGGAAAAATATGAATTATGTATTAGTAAATTGGATAGTGGCATCCAAACAGTTGGTTGTAATTATTTTGACGTAAAAAACCCACCCCATTTTTCTGGAAATTTTTGGTGGTCAAAATCTAGCTATATAAACACATTGCCTCTATTGATTGAATCTGAATTTGCATATCGGAATGATGCTGAATTTTGGTTGTGTAAAAATAATCCGACCGTATATGAATTACATAACTCCAAAATTGACCAGTACTTTGAATTATATCCACCAACAATGTATCGCGATGATAAGCAAAAAATAGATGTATTTGCGTTGAAAATTTATATTATACATTATAAAAAATTAATAGATAGAAAGGTGTCTATCTTATCGCAGTTAACAAAATGCAATATAACGAACTATGAATTTATTGAAATAGATAGGGATGAACTTACTGAATATGACACTGATATTTTTCATATAAATTTTGGTACAGCCTTGACAGCCATATCATTATCTCATTTTTATGCATTCAAAGACATTGCTGCTAATCATAACAATGCATTAATTTTTGAAGACGATGTTATTTTATGTGACGATTTTATGAATAGATTATCTTTATATATGAATCAATTGCCAGACGATTATGATATATTGTTTATAGGCGATGGGTGCGCACAACATATTGAAAATAGTAAACTAGAACCTGGTAAATATATTTATGAGAAGTCGCTTTATCCTACAAATGGACCTTTGGGAAATATCAATGGAGCCGTCAGGTGTGCCGATAGTTATATACTTAGTAAAAAGTGTGCATCATCTTTATGTAAATATATATACACCTCAAAAAATAAAATCAACATGTCGATAGATGCTTGGTTAGATGTAGCTGCTCGTGATAATATATTTCATGTATATTGGGCAGAACCTACGATAGTTACACAGGGGTCTCAAAATGGGTTATTTGAACGATCGTGGTATAATGAAAGCACTGACCAATCAATTATGGTTTCAGTTATTAAAAACTTAACTTGTATAACATGCGATGAAATGTGCGAAATGTTTCAAAATAACGATACTTTAATAGGAAGTGACAATATAATATTTTGTTATGGTATTGATAATAAACATGTAGATATAACTAATATTGTGTTGTCAAAATGTATTACAAATAATAAAATTGTCATACCAGGTGGAGACGATGACAGAGCTTTTATATTTGGAGACCCAATGTTTGGCATTATTAAATGTATATATATGATTGTGAACTTTAAATATTGTAAAATTACATATGATTATCATTTATGTGTTGATATATTTAATAAAAAATGCAATATTAGTAACTCAATTAATCCTTCCGCGTTGACTGTTTACAAACCACCATTCGAGAAAATGCGACTGGGTAAAGATAATGATGGAGGATATGTTATTTGTGACATTCAAAATATTAGTTATGATTTATTATTAAGTTGTGGAATTTCAGATGATATTTCGTTTGAAGAATTTTTTTGCAATAAATACAACACAACTGCATGTTACGCGTTTGATGGAACTATTGAAAACATTAATATTATTAATAAAAATATATCATTTTTCAGACAGAATATAAATAATTATAACGATGATAAAAATACAAACCTACATTCGACCATTGAGATGTTTGACAATATATTTTTAAAAATGGACATTGAAGGTTATGAGATACCTTGGATAAAATCATTAGACGTAAAACACCTAAATAAGTTTTCGCAAATAGTTATAGAATTTCATTTCCCATTTTCGTATAAAGAAGTGCATGCATTCGATATTCTCAATGAAACTCATATATTAGTTCATTTTCATGCTAACAATTGTTGCGGGGTAAGAAATCACAAAGGAGTTTTTATATCAAATGTATTTGAATGCACATATGTACACAAAAGGCATTACCCACCACCGTATGTATTAAATACAGATATTATACCAGGTGTATTGGATATGAAAAATGTATTAAACAATAATGAAATTATTATAGACTATGAACCTTTTGTTTTCAAGTGTATAAATACCCATAACATTGTATTAAATCAACTTTACAATCATTATTCTAGCGCATGGTTAGGGCACATGCACTTTGCATGCTGGTTAGTTAGGTTATTGATTCCATGTGTGGTAGTAGATTTGGGTGTAGATTTTGGACATTCCACTTTTGCATTTGCTGCTGCCAAACTAGGATGTGTGTATGGGATTGATTCATTTGAAGGAGACATGCAAGCTGGTATTAAAAATACATATAATATCGTACATGATTTGAAAACAGAATTGATTCGGGATAATTTGTTGATTGACAACATTCATTTTATTAGGGGATATTTTGACGATGTATACAATACGTTTGATAAAACAATTGATATATTACATATAGATGGGTTACACACGCTAGACGCAGTGACAAATGACTACAACACGTGGATTACCAAAACAAGCGATAATGCTGTAATTTTGTTTCATGATGTAGTATCTTATCCAGATACAGTTGGCAAATTGTTTAACAGTATACAATATCCGAAATTTTATTTTACACATTCTGCCGGGTTAGGCGTGGTATGTAAAAACTCACACACATTAAACAAGATATTAACATCAGCTGATATACCTAACAAAGAGTTTATTATACATGACAAAAGTAACAAAATGATAGTCGATTGTTTTACATTTTACAACGAATTGGACATGTTAACTTATCGGTTAAATATATTAGACAAAGTGGTTGATTATTTTGTATTAGTAGAATCAACCCACACACATGTTGGCAAAGAAAAACCATTGTTTTATAATGAAAATAAATACTTATTTGAAAAATTTAATCATAAAATTATACACATAGTTGTTGATGATTTCCCGCATAAGTATCCAAATATAAATATTGAAAAACAAGAACAATGGATAAACGAAAGGTTTCAAAGGGACTGCATTTCAAGAGGAATAGACAAATTGAATCTCACTGGTGAAGATATTATTACTATAACGGATTTAGATGAAATACCTAATCCAAATACACTAACACAAATTAAAAATAATATTATCGTCGTTGGTATTAATATAATTGAACTGGATTTTTACTATTATAATTTAAATTCCAAGATGGATCACAAATGGTATCATTCCAAGATACTAACATTTGAAAAATATAAAGAACTTAATACTGGCTGCGATAATATCCGGTTTTATAACTGTCCAATTATTAACAATGCGGGGTGGCATTTAAGTTACTTTGGTAATGAGAAATTTATCAAAAATAAACTTGAAAACTTTACTCATCAAGAGTTCAATATGAGTGAATTTACTAACGAAAACCGAATAAAAGATCGAGTAAAAAATGGACAGGATTTGTTTAATAGACCTAATGCAATTATTCACATTAATATTGAAGACAATAATAATTTACCACCCGATTATGATATTTATTTAAAAAACTATTATAATATTTGCTATGAGGATGAAAAAGTCGAAGTGAAATTAAATTTGAATAAAAAGGAAATGGATTTGAACAAGTTTAACAACGGTAGTGGCGTTTTTATACAAATTGGTGCTGGTGCAGGGGATTTAGATGAGAGAGCAAATTGTAGAGATGGATTTACTGAATTAGTCAAAAAATTACCTAGACAAAGTATAAAAAAAATTATTTTAGTTGAACCTAATCCATTAAATATTCCTTTATTGAAAGAGTGTTGGAAAGATTATCCTGAATCTATTATATATGAAATAGGAATTGTTCCAAAAAATTATCAAGATAATACTATAGATTTGTATTATTGTCCGTTAGATGCCCCTCATTATCAAGTGGCATCAATAAATAAAAGCCATGTACAAAAACATTATGGTGATAATTGTGAAATAGAAAAATTTATTATTCCTGTTAAACAACTAGAAACATTTATTAACGAAATTACTACAGAAGAAATTGAGCTATTAGCATTAGATATAGAAGGAATTGATGCTGAAATATTATTAGACATTAATTTCAATAATTTAAAATTAAAATATTTATCATTTGAGCATTTACATTTAGGGGAATATAAAGAGAATGTATTGAATCATTTAAAAAATAATAATTATGAGTTTGTAGGGTCAGGTGTAGACCATAATGGATATGACTATTTATATATTAATGGACATTATATGTCTATAACTTTATTTGGAACTTGTAGATTAAATAATATTCATAATCATAATGGATTAAATAATCTTATTAATTATTCTCATTCAACAAAAGAAGTTATACAATTTATTAATTTTTTGAAAGGTGAATTAAGTATTCCCAATCCATATAATAAATTATGTTTTAGAACTGCTATATGTGATAATAAATTTATAGATTATAATGATACATATAATAAACTTTTTATTAATACTGATATTTTTATCATAGAAATATGTTCTAATAAAAAATATATCCATAATGGTTTTTTTTTACATCATTTATGCGTTGATAAAAGATTTAGTGGTTATAATAAGAATACTCCTCATGAAATTTTAAATAATTTTATAATTGAAAAACAAAGTGATGAAGAAATAGAAAATGATATTTTAGAAATACAAAAAATGTTATATCCTAAAAAAATTATTATTGTTTCACATTATAATTCAAAACAAAATGGCGAATATATAAATTCAAGAAATAATTTGATAAATTTATTGGATAGAATTTGTAAAAAATATGATATTCCCTTTATTAATCCTACAATTATATTAGCTAATTATACTCAAGAACAGGTTATATCAAGTGATTTAGGACATTATACTGATTTTGGAATTAATGAATTTTCTAATTATATAAATAATTTTTTAAAATCGGCGTTTTAAATGTCTAAAGGTAAAAATATTTAGAGAGACATTCATAAATAAACTATACAATACAAATAATACAACGATGCAGATTTTTGTAAAGACGCTTACTGGAAAAACAATTACTCTAGAAGTAGAGTCGAACGACACCATTGCCTCACTCAAGGTAAAAATTCAAGACAAGGAGGGCATTCCGCCCGACCAACAGCGATTAATTTATGCAGGCAAACAGCTGGAAGATGATCGAACGTTGGCTGACTACAACGTGCAAAAAGAGAGCACACTGCATCTTGTGCTTCGGCTTCGCGGAGGTAGGGTAAAATAAATTATATATTCAAAGATACTTAAAGATGTGTCGCTAGTAATGTTAAGAAAGGCAATTAAGCAATTCAACAAGCATACAATGGCAACAACGGCAGTGAGTGGACAAAAGATGGCGGGATGTGTAAAGTGGTTTAATATGAAGACTGGTTTTGGTTTTTTGACTGTAGTTCGCGGTGGTGGTAGTGGCGAGCTAAAGGTTGGAAGCGAGGTTTTCGTGCATCATTCAAATGTCAAAGTTCAGGAGGAGCAATACAGGTTCTTGGTTCAAGGTGAGTACGTGGAGTTTGATGTGTCGAATGTTGCAAACGGTCAGCATTCTTGCCAGGCGACGAATGTCACGGGCATGTTTGGCGGCAAGTTGATGTGCGAGACGCGTAATGATGCGCGCCAGTCGTCTTCGTCGCAACAGCAGGGTGGTCGCGGTAACGATGAAGAGGAGAGTGACGGTGACGCATATGTGCCGGTTTTGAGGAGGACGGCGTCATCTGCTGCTCCCACAACTTCTGCCCAATCATCATCGTCGTTCAGGTCGCGCGGCGGTGATGACGCACCTCGCACTCGTGGTCGCGGTGGCGCTGGTCACAGGTAACTAAACAATCAAACATTTGATTAATAAAAGGAATAAAATATGAATTTAGAATAATGATTTAGAATTTAAATTATTATTTATATTAAATATAATCAAATACTTATTTGGAAGATGGATAATAGTGTTGAAATGGAATCAGCGGAAACATTCGAAATGGGTTGTGAGGAGACGAGGTTATCAAAGCTGAGAGTAGACGTTATTGGCGTGATGTGCAACGTGTTGAATTATATGACTTTGTCGTCATACGAATATTATTACACGCAATACCATCAAGAGTGTCGAAATGAAATGAATGCCATTTATGACAATGGAGCAAATTCAATTACTGTTGAAAGTTGTAAACATTTTTACGAGTGTTTGAAACGGCTGGAGAGCGTAACAGACACGGATGACCCCGATTATTATGAATACAGAAGAAAAATGAGACGATTTATAATATCGTTGGCATCGATTAGAAAATAATCATAAAATTATTTATTTGCTTTTACTTTTTTATTTGCTAGCAAGTATGCTTTTTTAGTGTGACTGCATCCACTTTTTAAAATGTCGTAGTCAACAACGGATGCATTTCCGCCGGTAATGGAGCTTGCCAAACGAGCTAAACCCCAAGACTGCGGCGTTTGGTTGGGTCGTGAACCGGAGGAATAATATGCACCTTCACCCTTACGCACGATTTTTTTAAGCGCGTTTAAAGAGCATCCGGTTTTACGTGCGAGTTCATTATTTGGAGTAACGTTGTCAACGTTGTAAATTCGTTTGGCATTTTCTATATGAGACGATTTCTTGCTTTTGAAAGAGGGAACATTCTTCCGAGTGTAGTATTTGTTGCTCTTGTATAATTTTCGCGATTTTAGAAGCATTCCAAGTTGGCGTTTTTTATCCTTGCTTGATAATTGTTTTGGCATGTAACGCGCAGGAAGGGATGTTTGCCCATATTTTTTGGTTTTTCGAAGGCGCATCAGTGGTATTTCTATATTGTATTATATTTTATTTTATAGAGAGAAGAGAGAATAATAATATTATTATAAAATATATAAAATTTTAATATAAAATATCAAAATATTAAATAGTAATTATGTTTACACATATGAAAAGTGTACTATTTACAATAGTAATATTGTGTGTAACCGGATACATATGTAAAGTATATGAAAAAACAACCAACGATTTATCATTACATGTGTTGTCGAATGCAGAGATAAATCCAAAAATGTTTTATTTTATTACACCTATATTTTTTTGGCTAGCATCCAAGTCATTTCTTTTCAAGAATGCAAATGGACCATTATTGTCACATGTAAAATCATTATTTTATAATCTTGATAAGCCGGATTTTTTTAAGAAAGTAGTTCCTTTTACATCTCTTATAGCGCTTGCAACAAGTAGTTTGCTTACAGTATATGCAGGTGGCGCACTTGGATACGAAGCAGTTGTTGTAAGTATATCAATATTTTTATTATTATTTGCAAGTGATTACTTTAAAAATATGATTGAACAAATTAATATTGAAAATTTACTTTACATGGGCTATATTTTTGGATTTACTTTTACATTCAAAACACCGATTTCTTCGGTTATTTTAGCGATAGAAAAATCAATAGTAGGACATTCACATAACACGTTTACAAATGTACTGTATGCATGCATAGCAATCGTTGTTGCTATGATTTATGTGGGTGATAATGATAAAGGTAAAATGTTTCCTGATGCAACGCCACAAAAATATGAACTAGAAATCGGTAGTATTTTGAAATATAGTGTTTTAGCAGTAATATGTGGTATATTTTCATGTGTATTTTTTAAAACTACATACAAGATGTATGATGAAGTGAAAAAACTTGTTCTTAATAGCACTGTTATGTTCAACATAATACCAGTATTATTTGGGTTGTGTGTAGCTTTTATTATAAATACAACAGGAAGTGTTTCGGTTAATGGTGATAAAAAACATGTAAATGACATGTTTAGTAACAACCATGTATACAATTATAAAAATACAATAGGACACATGATCAACACATTTTTAACATTTATATCAGGATGTTCGGGTGGTCTCATAATACCATCGATATCAATCGGTAGTTATATTGGATTTTTATACAACAAAATGATAGACCTTCCTTTATTGCAAACGTTGATTATTGGAATGACGTGTGTATTCAGTGCATTTTTTGGATATCCCGTTACTGCTTCATTAATTATTCAAAATATATTAAATCAACATGTTGAAATATTACCGTTACTGATTGCAATGTCATATATTTCTTTATATTCTTCCAAGTATTTTGATAGGGTAGTTTTTCGAGAATAGAGTTGATTAGAAGAACCACCACCCGCCTCGCTGATGATGTCTATTCTTGTGGTGGTTGAAATACATGGGTTGCGTATTTCCCCACCAACCGCTTCCCCACCAACTGCTTCCGCTGCCATAGCGCCAGTCCCGACTTCCACGACTACCGTCATAGTGCCGACTTCCACGACCATGAGGATGCCCTCGCCCTCCGTGCCCTTCATGAGTTTCAATAATAGTGGGATTTTGTCTAATATACATAAATGTAACCAACACAATAAACGCAACAATGGCTAAAGGATAAAATAACTTTGACATTAAATTTTTTATATTTTTTATATTTTTATAATATTATAACATAAAAAAAAACAAACAACGGTAGTAATATGCTGGTCGAATTTATATTTATAGCGACTCCTTGTTGAAGAAAATTTGTCGAAATTGTGTCATTTCTTTGTCTGTAAATATGCTTGACAAAAAGTCATTTGGCGTTTTGGTTTCTTTTAAAAGATTAGTAATCATAAAGAGCGAATATATTCCGCACTCCGTATTGCTTTTTTGGTGTTGTTTATTATTTACAATGTATTTGAAGTTTATTCCAATTTCTTTTCCTTGTTTCATTATTTTCTTGGCAAATTTATTTATTTCTTTGGATGGCGGGTCACCGGTGCTATCGAAGAAGAAGATGAATTGTTGTTTAATGTTGATGAAGAGAGATATCCAGTGCGAGCCGGATAAATAGTGAGGGTCGGTGTTGAAAATGATTCCAATTTTATTTTTATTATTGGCTGGATTAAAGTATGTTTTTATGTCGAAATTGCACAATTCTTCGTAAACGCACGACGGCTCGCCCTTTGGGGTTTTGTCGAAATCGATAGGCGACGGACCAATGAATTCAAAAAAAGAAAATGCGTCCTCGTATTGTTTCATAACTTTTGTAATGTCAACACTGGACAGCCACTCGTGTGGATTTTTATTCCACGTTTTCGGACTTTCGGGTGCAAAGTAATTGAATAAATCTTTTGTTGCAGAAGCGCCTAGTTGTCGCAGCCAGCACGATTCCTTGTTGCACACACTTCCTAGCGCCGTTTTTAGCGATTCCCATATCACCTTTACATCGTCACTGTTAATAGTTGCGTCTGGATGGCGCGTATTCCAACTGTCTCTGAGTTTTGTAATTGCATTTGTGGTGTAACAGGTAAAATCTTTTTCTTGTGTTGGACCGCACGAAAGTTTTTTGAATGATTCATCTAAATATGAAACAGGTTCAAGTACATGGTTTGTTTGTTTTGGGTTTCTTCGAATACTTTTTGTTTTTTTAGTAGGTGGCATTATTTATATTTAATTTGTAGTTATAATAATTTATTATTTTATTTTTAATTTATTTTTGTTTCTTTTGTTTCTTTTGTTTCTTTTGTTTCTTTTGTTTATTCTGAATTATTTTCATTGATGGCGGTGTTGGATGGTTTTTCTTTTTTCTTTTGTTTTTTTAATCCCTTGTGCTTGAATGACGGGTCTTTGGGGTTGAATTTGAATTGCTGTGGGAAAACAACCGGTTCTTTTTTCTGAGATGATGATTTTTTAATGACATAAGTGTCGAGGGTAAGTTTTTTTACTTCTTTTGGTTTGAAACAAAGTTCGTTGGCTTTGTTCATCTCGAACGCGTTGAGCGCGTCTAAATTGTTATTGCATATGCAGTGCTGCTCCGCAGTTGGTTCTCCCGTTACAAGTCCCATGCAGACGTAACATTTCTGTATGGTTTCGCTTTGGTCTTCAAATTTCAAATGAGAGATGCACGCCTTCATGTACATGTTGAATGCTCCATTTAATGTTACATCTTTTAATTCATTTTTAAAAAGGTCTTTTGTAATTGAAATTATTCTTTTTCGATAAAATCTTAAATCTCTCTTGAATCCTGTGTCATAATCTATATTATTTTTGCGAAGGTATTTTTCATACTGTGCGACATTTACCATATATTCTAGAGTTGCGTCATCGACGGAATTTAAAGAAATGTCCATTTATCTTATTATTTTATTTTGTATAATTTAATAATATATAATTAAATTATATATTATTATTATCTTATACAAATATATAATCAATGACGGCGAATATAAACATTTTGCTTATTGACACGCGTGTATCGCATTATGAGGCGATTATTGCGGCAGTCGACCCCGCATTGTCAAAGGGGATAACGTTTGACTATTACACTGACACTTTCGACACATTGAAAGAGCGAATAGTGTCGGGGTCAAGCGGCGTTCTCGCGAATTCGGTTGGACTTGTTCAGCACAATTATAAAATGTCGACATTCAAAATGGTGGATGCGCAAACAACATCAAGCACAATTGAGCAAGTTGAAATACAGGACAGCGAATTGTCCACGTGGGCGCCGTTGAAAGAATTTATTGAGTGGTGTAATACGGAATTAAGCACTGCACATTTCGACATGATGGCGTGCGCGCTTTATTCTAATCCCGACTGGAAGTATGTTATAGATACACTTTCAACACAAACCGGCGTGGAAATCCGCGCTTCAACCGATGATACGGGGTCATCATCGCTCGGTGGAAACTGGTTTTTGGAGTCGCATGTTGGCGTGAATCTGAAAGAAGTGTATTTTAATGATTCAATTGATGGATATGTTGGGTTATTAGACTCTGCAATGTTCACTTCAAGTTTCTACGCGGATGATGGTTTCTTGTATACGACTCAAATTCCCACAATAACAACGTTGCCATCCAGACCAACCCGCCCAACGAATCCTACACTGCCTTTATCCGCTCCAACTCTACCATCACGACCATTTTTATCAGGATACACGACTTCATACGGTGTTTACAATGAAATGCAAGGAAATGGTGGGTCAGTTGTCTCTTATGGTGACGATAATAATTCCCATTGTTCATTCTCCAAAGTAAGCACGCAACTTCAAAGCGGCGTCGCGTATTTATTTTCGAGTGGAGCGGCATTGAAAACGAATGGTAATTTAGTGCTATGGGGAAATCATATGTATTCGGCAAATATAATGGTGCCATCGACTGCTAATTTATCAAGTGGCGTTTGCTCAATGTGTCGCAATGGAGGATATAATATATGCGCTTTGAAAAATGACGGCTCGGTTGTTTTTTGGGGAAATTTTTCTTCAGGGTTTCCTGCATTTCCATCATCTGATTTGTCAAGCGGTGTTAACTTTGTGGCCGCCTCGTATGAAGATTTTGCGTGTTTGAAAAGCGACGGATCAATAAGAGGTTGGGGTAACGAAGTTTTCAAAAATTCTTCATCAGTTCCTGCTTTTATATATCCTGCCGGTTCAAATTTAAATAGCGGTTTCGTCAAACTAATATCAATTGGTTATCCAAACGCTTTTGCCGCAATAAAAACGGATGGGTCAGTTGTATTTTTTGGAGGAACATCGGCTAGTACTAGTTATTTGTCCAATCCAACAACATTTTATCCGGCTGGAAGTAATATTACTTCTGGTGTAGTCGATGTATTCGCGACAGTAGGTCAAGATTATCAAGCGTGTTTTATTGCATTAAAAAGTGACGGGTCTCTTGTGGCATGGGGACTTGGAGCGTCAAGTCTAAGTACGTGGATAACAGGTAAAACAGCAGTTAAAATTATAAAGACTTCCACTCGACCAATTATAATATTATCAGATGGAACATACATAAATTATTTAACTAACAATTCTGAAGGAACATTTACAAACATTGTAGATGTACTAGAATACAATGGACGACATTTCTTTTTAAGAAGCGATGGAACGGTGGCTTGGAGGGGTGGTGAAAGTTTAGTTTATTATTTTGGTATTGGTACAAGTTCATTTACAAATATAGTTAAAATGTGGAATGACCCTAACGGACAGTTTAATCAAGGAGCAATATTTTTAACTTCTACTGGAGAGTTGAGAAGTACAGCTGATTATTTTTTAATGGCAACTGATGTAAATGACGCTATGGTGAGTCAGGGCTATGTAACTTATGTAACAAGTACGGGTAAAGTGAGAGTTATAAAAAAGTTAGCGGGTCCAAATAGCCAGGAATCTACGTTTAAAATTGAGAATGGATCAACACGGATTTCATACCCCGCAATTCGTGCGAATGGCGCAGGGCAAGAAAGTGCAACAAGTCTTCTCGCCACATTAAATGACAATACAGTTTGCACCGTGTTGAAAACTCCAATCACATATCCGAACTTGTTTGTTTTTAATGGAACCACATACGCAACCTGTCCGTACAATCAATACAGGACAGCATTAGATTTGGTAACTGGATACGCGGGTACTTCTCAATCAGTTGGTGGAAATGCATTTACGATTGAGACGTGGTATTATCAGCCGTCACAAACTCTGAATTCAACAATTGTAGATAGAGGAAATTCCTGTTACTTGTTTCAAGTGAGTCCTAACGCAAATACAATAACGGCAAATCTTGGATGCTTGGGATTTTCCAATACTGCAATTTCTGGAAGTTGGTTATATGCCACTAGCGCAGTTGTTACTTCGGGCGGCTGGACCCACATCGCAATGACTCGTGAAGGAACTTCTTATAAATTTTACATTAATGGTGTTTTAAAACAAACAATGACTGGACCGGCAACATTAACCAGAGACGATGGCGTTTTGGGAATAGGAACGCAACTGTCCGGAACCACCACTGGTGGAAATTATACAAATGCGGGATGTAGTATGTATGATTTGCGTTTATGGTGCGTCGCTCGCACAGATGACCAAATTAAAAGTTACATGAATGTTTCTGTTGACCCTAGTAGTTTCGGGTTAGTTGCAAATTATTTATTTAATGATAATGAAAATGTATTTTATGATAGAACGAGGAATGGTTTCAATTGCACGATTGGCAATTATGTAAGCACTTCATGGAAAACTTATCACAGAAATTCAAAACCGGATAATGCTTTGTTTCCTTCAAGCATAGGAGTTTTTCTTAATCCTGACTATACATTAGTTCGACAGAGTTATTTCATTCTAAGTTTTGGAACAGAACCTCTTAGGAATCTTGTGAAGACTGATTTTACTGGTGCAAATTTAACCGGTATTAATTTTACAGGAAGGGATTTAACCGGTGCTAATCTTAGTGGTGCGAATTTAACTAATGTTAATTTTTCGAATGCAATATTAACGGGAATAACTGTAAATAAATCAACAAATTTTACAGGAGCATCATTTGCAAATGCAGTCATATATTCCGTTATTGGAACTGTAAATCCAAGTCTTGTTCCTACAAACTATTTACATTATTTTTCAAATGTGAATTTGAAAAATGTGTTGGTAGATTATAATAATGTCAATACAAGCATTGCGCTTCCGCCAACCTCAATTACGAATTACGCAGTACATTTTGCAGCGTACTACAATTTTAAGAAATCCAATGCTCGATTTTACATTTCATGGGCAACAAACTCCAATGCGCTTTCTTTTTCTTCTTCAAGTTACACGCCGAAAGTGCGTTTCCAAATTATACAAAATTATACTTATTATGCAGTTGCCGGAAATGTAGTTGGAGTAGATGTTTTATTTGATTATGCTGATGGAAAAGGATGCATCGAGACAAATGTGCCATTTTACATTGATAGTGAAAATGAAGGAAACGGTAATGTTTCTGACAGTGGTGCATCAGCAAATAAAAATGTCCCATTACGGTTTAGGCTATGGGGTGAGTTGGTAAACGGCGTAAGGTCTTCATCGTATGCAGAAATAATTATAAATAGTTTCCCAGTTACAACTTTCTCATTGTACGATAATATATTAACGACTGCGCCGAGCTGGTACACAAGCATCACCACCAACAGCAATAATTCTCGCTACGGTAATTATATAGCTTATTTAAATCACAGTGATAATAAGTTGTTTTTATACGGGACGCAGGTATTTGCAAATGGAGCATTTACAAGTCCCGCTGGTGCTGCAACATTTTACGACTGGGCAACAAACACGCCTTTCATAATTCCTGCAACAACTGGCGCTTGGCGGAACAGCATTATTGACCCGACCGGAAATTCAGCTTTTATCAACGTATGGGCTTCGACAAGTCAAGGATGGTGCAGGTATGTCTTTTCTACAAATACGCTGACAGTATTGAGTACTGCGGAATCATGTAATAATACCGTGTTCAATTCAACGGGAACTCGCGCTTACACTAACGATATAAATAATTTATTGGTTTATAATTCAACTACAAATGTCGCATCTGTTGTTCCGCTTGGGGTTGGCAATTTACGAGCCATGTTTATAGATAAAAATGATAAATATATTGTAACAAGTTCATATGATGCAGCAGCAGTTTATATAATAGATATAGTAAATGACGCCAACACTAAAATGTCAACTGGACAAATTGTTTCGAATGCTACTATAACGTCGGCATGGTTTGATGACAGTAGTACCTATTGCTATGCTATATTTAATACTCAGAATACTAATATATATAGGATAAAATTATCTGATAGAACATGGTCATTATTTATAACATTGCCTATCGCAACATCAAACATCACAATAATCAACAAATATTTATACATTTTTGGAATAAATACCAGCACTCAATATTCAATGATTGATACAACGGCTGCAACGCCAACCATTATTGTCAACTCTCTTCCAACGGGATATAATACGGTATTACATGCATATGAAACGAAAAATAAAAATGTGTATTGTTCTGTCACTTACAATGGAGTTCCAACCATTGCACATTTTACTGGTTTTCCAAATACGTTCAGTAATTCAAGCGGCATCATGCTGGGTCCTTCTATGAATTATTTAAACGCCAATTTAGCAAATTATAAATTATCAAATAAAAATTTTACAAGTTCAAAATTTACGAATGCAACGATAACAAATGTTGATTTTACTAATTCGAATCTTACTACTGCATCATTCAGTGGAGCAGTTGATTATTCCACCGCCGATTTAACTGGGGCGACATTAACTGGCGCTATTTTTAGTGATAGTTTGTTCGATTACACGTTGGATGCAAATAATAATGCAACTGTTATAAAATATCGTGGATCAGCAAGTTTAGTTTTTCCTGAGAAAGTAAGTGACACATATACAATCACTGTAATTGGAGACAACATGGATTGGGGGCTAAGCTTTACCAATTTTTCATTCAGCGCCACCTCTAAACTGGTTTCAATTGGAGCAAGTGGGGGTCCAAACATGGGTATTATTACATCGCCATTTGGTCCAAAAAATTTCTTTCCACCAACTTTGACCAGGATTGGTAATGGAGCATTTTATTATCGCACTGTAGCGTCGAGTCCAGAATTTCCGACGTCGAATGACTTTAGATTTGCGGCTATTATTCTTCCACCAGGTGTCAACTTCATTGGACAAAATGCGTTTTCACAATTTAGTGTCCTTGTAAAAATAAAACCGACTCTTGCATGGAGTTCTGCATTGATAACACCTCGTGAAACGGGGTCTACATTTACTTATACGGCAACAAGCAGTGGTCCTGTTGGATACACTGGTTATAATGGGTCTAGTGCAAATTCAAACATGCCTGTTTATTATGCATCAACAAATACATCCATTGCCACAATTCATTCATCGACCGGGTTGGTAACGCTTGTAGGAATTGGAACCGTCACATTTACTGCAAATCAAGATTCACAAAATAGTGGTGAAGTTAGTTTTTACTCGGCTGATACGCTTACATCAGCAACACTAACTGTTACAAAAGGTAAGCCCATATTGAGTGCTTTTTCATTTGCATCGAAAAATGTGGGAGATGCGGCATTTCAGGTTACGGCGCCAACAAGTCAAAATACGGTTGGTGCATTCCATTATACAAGCGATAATTCGTCGGTTGCCACAATTACAGATGCGGGAATGATTACCATTGTCAATGTTGGTTCTGCCACAATTACTGCAAATCAAGACGAGACGACTTTTTTTGATGCACCGACAGCCATTACTGCGACACTCACTGTTGGAAAAGGAACACCTACATTGAGTTTTCCATCTCAAAGCGTTACTAAAACGATTGGAGATGCTAATTTCAACGTGGTTGCAACCGCGCCAGCTCTTAGCACTGGAGCATTTCATTATACATTCAGCAATTTAATTTTTGGCGGAATTGCAGGAACGCAATTTAATCGCGTTGCAATGTCGAGTAATGGTCAGTATATTTCCGTAATTTATTCAGACCCAGCTAATTATATTTACGTATCCAACAACTATGGATTAACTTGGACTCGTTATGCTTTCGCTGATGCTGGTTTGAGAATCGCCATGTCATCATCCGGACAATATCAAGGTTACAACAATGCTAATGGAGTATTTCTTTCAAGTAATTATGGTGTTAGTTTTGCGAAGACAGGAACTGGTAATACTGGAAATGTGCGTGTTGAAATGTCAGATTCTGGACAGCATATTATCAGCTTACAATCACAAAGAAAAATTTGTACGTCGCTTGACTATGGTTCAAACTGGGCACTCAAAATGTCCGATGCTTATTGGGAGGATTGTGCAATTACTGCGGACGGTGCTACTCAATTCGCGCTTGAATGGGGGGCAGGGAAAATATATAAAACTACAGACAACTGGGCAACAAATTCGACAATATACAGTTCTGGCATATCATACCAACTTAACGAAATGGCAATCTCGTCTGACGGGAAATACCTTGCATGCAACAGAGCGATATCATCGGATTATGGAGTTATATGGAGAGCAACAACATTTCAGGGCTCAACAAATATTTGGACAATGGTGTCAATATCTGCAAGTGGCAAAATTCAGGCACTGGGTAATAGTGAAGGAATTTACTTTTCTATTGATTACGGAGCTACATGGAATAAAGACACATATTCAGCAACAAATGCGTCATCTTTAACAACTATGTGCGTATCTAGGGATGGTTCTTTTATTGCGGCAGGATTCGGTGCAAATTTAATAAGAATGTATATAGGAGGATTAGCGGCTGCAAATATTGCAACTTTGAATGAGCTTTCTGGTTCAGTGTTATTAACAGGTGGCGGAAGCATTATTATATCAGCGTCACAAGATTCATCAACGTCGTACAACGCATCCACCACTTCGGCAAAAACCATGTTGATTGTAAACAAGGTTACGCCGACGTTGAGCAATGTTACGATTTCAAAAACGTATGGAGACGCGGCATTTCAGGTTACAGCACCCGCAGGTTCTAGCACGAGCACAGGAACAATGAGTTATGCTTTTTTAAGCGGAGACACGACGGTTGCGTCAATAACCGGTACGGGACTGATAACGGTCAACAAAGTAGGCACAGTTGTATTTTCTGCAAGTCAAGATGAAACATCCGGTTATAATGCGCCCACACCTGTAACTGTGACACTGACTGTTTCGAAAGCAACGCCGACTTTGATAGATTTTACAATTGCGCCAAAATATATCGGAGATTCGGTTTTTACACTTACCGCACCAACAATTAAACAATGTTTATATTCTATAAATTATCCAACACCAAACACACAGTTAACCAATTTTCCAAGAATAAGTACACTAACTCATTGGGAAATAAGTATTTCATTCAATAAAACTGCAGTCTTGAGTCGATATGAATTTTTAATGGGTAATCCCATTTCTACAACTAGTGGATGGGCATTTTTTTTAAATCCGGGTGGTGGAGTCCATATTGTTTCATATACTGAAGGCATATATTGGGATTTCTTAAGCGGTATACTGATAAATACAAATTATGTACTCACAATTCAACGAACTCTTACTCATCTTTATGTTTTTCTAAAGAATGTTAGCACAGGAGTTACAGTATCTTCTAATCGTGATTATATTAGTGAGGGTAAAAATTTGATATTAACTCCAGATAATATTTGTACTTTTGGCACAATTAATTCACCTACAACATTATCTGGAATAGTATCATCCATCACTGTTAAGGACCCCCGAACGACCGAAGTAAGCGACGGACCACTGCGCTACGCGGTAAAATATACATACGCTAATATGTTTTCATCCATTGCTGCAGGTTCTGAAATTATGGATTCGGCAGTATCATTGAACGGCATGTATCAAACCGTAACGACGTATAAAAATGGATTCTGGTTATCTGCCAACTACGGAGCAACCTGGACAAATAAATCGCCTTCATCAACTGCTGTTGGCAGTGTAATATATAGAGGCGTTTCCATGTCATCGTCGGGGCAATATCAAAGTGTTTGTGAATCCAATGGATATATATATGTTTCGAATGATTATGGCGCGACTTGGACAAAACCTGCAACAATAACAGGTGCAAAAAATTTCATGGCTATTAAAATGTCGGATAGCGGTTTACATCAAACTTGTGTTGCTGATAATGATTATATTTACACGTCATCTGATAGTGGCGCAACATGGACACAAAAAACATCAATTGGATCAAAATCGTATTATGACGTTGCAATGTCGGCAGATGGCAACATTCAGTATGCGGTTGCTTTAAATGGTGGTGTAATATTGAAAAGCACAGATAAGTGGGCTACATCAACATCCGTAACTACCGGGCTCACTCAAAATAAAGTGGGCTCAATTGAAATATCATCAACCGGAACATACATAACAATTGTGTCATTCACAGACACTGGTGTAAATGACCCTGTCATTTTATCCAAAGATGGCGGAAGCACGTGGACGTCTTTTGACCCGGATGGGAGCACTAAAACCGGATGGACATCTTCAAATGTGGGAATGTCAGCTGATGGGCGTGTTCAAATATTGTGTTACAACACTGCGGCATATACCGGCGGCTTGTATTTTTCCATCGACTACGGCAACACATGGACCAATGATGTTTCAATAAATAATAATCCGCGCGGAGTTAGCGTATCGCGCGATGGCACATACATGTTAAGTGGGTCGAGTGACCTTGTAATATATAATATTTTTTCGGATATGGCTACAATTCCTGCAAGTAAAAAAGTTGCAACCATTATTGAATTGACTGGACAAGTGACAATTGTTGGTGCTGGTTTGGTTACAGTTTCTGCAAGCCAAGACTCAACAACCAGCTATAATTCGCCTATACCTATTTCTGCAAAATTTCTTGTAAACAAAGTAACGCCAGTTTTGAGCAATGTTACAGTTTCAAAAACGTACGGAACGACGGTCGGTCCAATAACTATACCAACACTTGCAGTAACAGGTTTTCCTGTGTTGAATTCTCTTACAAACTGGATAATTGACATTGGTTTTACGACGACAGGTGCAAATTCATGGCGCGCTTTGTTGGGTAGTATGTATAATGCTGTTGACTCACGTGGTTGGGGCATATGGATATCAAATTCTAATACAATTTACTATTCTCATAAGAATATGACGTATGATTTTACCAACGGGTCAGTGAGCATCAATGTTGCATACAACTTGAATATTACGAGAGTCGGAACTAGCATTACATTCAAATTGACAAATGTTTCAACTCAGGTATCATCCACATATACAGCAACAAATGTAACAGACCCTATGGGTCTTGGACCGGTTTCTATCGGTGGGTGGGTTTCAGGAAGTGAAACTTTTCCAGGAACAATCAATTACGTTGTAGTAAAAGACTACATTTCAATAGGCGATAAAGTGTTTCAGCTTACGGCACCTGCAGGTTCTAGCACGAGTGGTGGAACAATGCATTATGCTTTTTTAAGCGGAGACACGACGGTTGCGTCAGTAACTGATTTGGGTTCAACAACAGTCAACAAGGTGGGTACAGTTGTATTTTCTGCAAGTCAAGATGAAACATCCAGTTATTACGCGCCCACACCTGTTACGACGACATTGACTGTTTCGAAAGCAACGCCGACTTTGAGCAATTTTACAATTGCGCCAAAATATATTGGAGATTCGGTTTTTACGCTTACCACACCAACAGGTTCAAGTGTTAGCGGTGGAACAATGCGCTACGCGGTAAAATATACGTATGCTAATATGTTTTCATCTATTGCTGCAAGTTCTGAAATTATGGATTCGGCAGTATCATTGAACGGCATGTATCAAACCGTAACGACGTATAAAAATGGATTCTGGTTATCTGCCAACTACGGAGCAACCTGGACAAATAAATCGCCTTCATCAACTGCTGTTGGCAGTGTAATATATAGAGGCGTTTCCATGTCATCGTCGGGGCAATATCAAAGTGTTTGTGAATCCAATGGATATATATATGTTTCGAATGATTATGGCGCGACTTGGACAAAACCTGCAACAATAACAGGTGCAAAAAATTTCATGGCTATTAAAATGTCGGATAGCGGTTTACATCAAACTTGTGTTGCTGATAATGATTATATTTACACGTCATCTGATAGTGGCGCAACATGGACACAAAAAACATCAATTGGATCAAAATCGTATTATGACGTTGCAATGTCGGCAGATGGCAACATTCAGTATGCGGTTGCTTTAAATGGTGGTGTAATATTGAAAAGCACAGATAAGTGGGCTACATCAACATCCGTAACTACCGGGCTCACTCAAAATAAAGTGGGCTCAATTGAAATATCATCAACCGGAACATACATAACAATTGTGTCATTCACAGACACTGGTGTAAATGACCCTGTCATTTTATCCAAAGATGGCGGAAGCACGTGGACATCTTTTGACCCGGATGGGAGCACTAAAACCGGATGGACATCTTCAAATGTGGGAATGTCAGCTGATGGGCGTGTTCAAATATTGTGTTATAACACTGCGGCATATGCCGGCGGCTTGTATTTTTCCATCGACTACGGCAACACATGGACCAATGATGTTTCGATAAATAATAATCCGCGCGGAGTTAGCGTATCGCGCGATGGCACATACATGTTAAGTGGGTCGAATGACCTTGTAATATATAATATTTTTTCAGATATGTCTACAATTCCTGCAAGTAAAAAAGTTGCAACCATTGTTGAATTGACTGGACAAGTCACGATTGTTGGTGCTGGTTTGGTTACAGTTTCTGCAAGCCAAGACTTAACAACCAATTACAATGCATCCACTCCTATTTCTGCAAAATTTCTTGTAAACAAGGTTACGCCGACCTTGAGCAATGTTACAGTTTCAAAAACGTATGGAGATGTGGCATTTCAGGTTGCGGCACCTGCAGGTTCTAGCACAAGCGGTGGAACAATGCGTTATGCTTTTTTAAGCGGAGACACCACCGTTGCGTCAATAACCGATTCGGGATTAATAACGGTCAACAAGGTGGGCGCAGTTGTATTTTCTGCAAAACAAGATGAAACATCTGGTTACAATGCGCCCACGCCTGTCACTGTGACCTTGACTGTTGGAAAAGCGACACCAACAATTACAATTTCAAATATATCAAAAAGCACCGCAGACTCGACATTTACATTTGCCACTTCAACTGCAAGCGATGGAGCCCTAACTTTTAGTAGCAACACAATCGGTGTTGCAACAATTAACTCTTCATCAGGACTTGTTACAATTGTCGGCATTGTTGGAACTACAACAATCACCGTGTCACAAGCGGCATCAACCAACTATAATGCGCCATCTAATGCAACTGCAACATTGACTGTTACAAAAGGGACGCCGACCTTGAGTGCTTTTTCAATTGCACCCAAAATTTTTGGAATTTCGTCTTTTCCAGTTACGGCGCCAGCGAGTCAAAATACTGTTGGAGCATTTCATTACACAAGCAACACGCCTGGTGTTGCCACAATTACCGATTCGGGAACCATTTCCATCGTCGGCGCCGGTTCTACCACAATTACTGCAAACCAAGACGCGACCACTAATTTTAATGCACCGACAGCCATTACTGCGATACTAACTGTTTCGAAAGCGACTCCGACAATTGTGGTTTCAAATATTACCAAAAGCAGCATTGACCCGACATTTACATTTGCTCGTTCAACTGCAAGTGATGGAGCCCTTGCTTTTAGTAGCAGTACGCCTAGCGTTGCAACAGTTAATTCTGTATCAGGAGTTGTGACAGTCGTGAGTGCCGGAACTGCTACAATTACAGTTTCACAAGCAGCATCAACCAACTACAATGCGCCAACCAATGCAACCGCAACGCTAACTGTAACTGCCGGAACGTTGACAAATGCAATAATACCGTCAGGTGCCGATTTATCGGGTAAAAATTTGTCTGGCGCCTCACTGGTGGGTGCGACATTGGCAAATGTTATTTTAAGCAACAGTAACCTGAACGGAGCGGATTTTAGTGGTGCAAATGTAGCTGGGACGGATTTTACAAATGCGAGCATTGTAGGTGCGACGAATTTGCCAGATTTTTCAACCAAACAAAAACTGGAATTGCTTTACAATGCAAACAATGCTGGCGCAAACATTTCGCAGCTTCAATTTTCAGCGCCGCTAAGCGTTTCGGAGCTGAATGCGGCATTAAGTGTGCCTATTCCTGAACTTTCAAGTGTAAATACTGAATTCCTTGTAGCAGCACCTGTTTATGATGTAAGCAATGTTAAAACTGTTACAATCGCACCATCGAGTATATCGACTGTAAATAATACATCTTTTTATATTCCGTTGAACAAAGGAGAGACTGTCAAAATCAATGGTGTATCGTTCACGTTGAATGTGTCAAATCAACTGCTGGATAACAATGGTGTTGTTTTGAAATTGATAGTGGTTAATGGTTATCCATTTAAAATATACAGTGGGTCAATTATTGCTGTAAACATAAGTAGCCGTATGAATAATATTACATTTGATGTTGGGGGGGATATTAAATTATATGACGTAATTAAGAGTATGATTGCGGCCGCCATAACCGAACACCTTGCATTATAATTATTCGAAGATTTTTTAATTCAGTCTTTCGGTTTGAATTTTGATTTGAATTCTTCTAATACGGTATTCATAGGCATAAGCGGAAGTATTTTTTGTTTAATAACAGTATTTAAAGGAAGAGGGGGAGGAGGAGGAGGTGGAAAGGGGGGTGGTGGTGGTGGAAGGGCAAAGTGGTTGCCATTGTTGCCATTGTTGCCATTGTAATGAATTAAAATCTTTTCAAATGTTGTATTTGCTGATTCTAGCTTGCACATTTTCAGTTTTAGTCTTTTTATTTCTTGTAGTTGTTTTTTATTCGTTGAAATGTTCATTTTCAGTTGATTTTTTAAAATGGTATTTTCTGAGCGCAATTCATAACATATTTTTTCTTGTGTTAAAAAAAGTATTTTAAATTCATCAGAATTTGTAGTTAATGTTGATATTGTAAGTGATTGCGCATCTGTCATATGTTGTTGTAATTGTTGCGATTGTTGCGATTGTTGCGATTGTTCTGGTTCTTGTATATTATTAACGACATTGTCTTTATCTGCTTCTTTTTTATCGTATTCAATCAATTTTTTGTATGAAAAGAAATATGACATGTAATACTTACAATAGTTACAACACATTTATTGAAAACTATGAATATAATTAATTATAGTTTTTAACTTAAAATAATAAATGAAATGAATTTAAATATTTATCCAGGATGTTAATTAACAAATACAACATAGTATCATGGAATCGAGATACAAGGAAAAGGACCACCCAACAATATGTTTAAATATGATTGTAAAAAATGAAAGTAATATATTATATAGGTTGTTTGATTCTGTAATAAAGTGGATAGACTGTTACTGCATATGTGACACTGGTTCAACAGACGACACGGTTAATAAAATTGCAGAGTATTTTGAAAGTAAAAATATTCCGGGAAAGATTGTTATTGAACCATTTAAAGATTTTTCTCACAATCGCAATTTTTCATTACAAGCGTGTAATGGGATGTCTGATTATGTGCTGTTATTGGACGCAGATATGGTGTTTTGTCCAAATGAAAACGTATTTTCAAAAAAAATGTTGACACATGATGTTTATTATATTTTTCAGGGGTCAAATGATTTTTATTATAAAAATATAAGAATTGTAAAAAATAATGGATATTATTCTTATGTGGGTGTAACTCACGAGTACGTGAATTTTCCACAAAACACGATTTTTTCCACATTTGAAAAGAATGTAGTGTTTATTGATGATATTGGCGACGGCGGGTCAAAAGGTAATAAATATGTTCGTGATGTGGAACTACTTACCAGAGGAATAGCCGAAAATCCTAAAAATGATAGATACCATTTTTATTTGGCGAATACTTTTAAAGACATGGGTAAAAATGATGAAGCAATTGAAATGTATAAAAGACGAATTGCGCTAGGTGGGTGGAATCAAGAAATTTGGCAGTCTTATTATAAAATTGGAACATGTTACAAAAATCTTGGAAAAATGCCTGAAGCGCTTGACGCGTGGCTAATGGCGTATAATATTTTACCAAATCGGGCTGAAAATTTGTATGAAATTATAAAATATTATAGGGAAACGAATAATCATAATTTGTCATATTTATTTTATACAATTGCAAAAAATGTTATAAGTGCTTGTGGTTTAAAAAAAGATGAATACTTATTTTTAGAAAATGATGTTTACACGCACAAGTGTGATTATGAGTACACCATCATTGCATATTATATTGAAAATAAAAATATAACAAGTATAAGACAATCTATTATCAATGTATTGAATAATTGCTGTAACAGTCTTATTATTTCAAATTTATTTAAAAACATGAAATTTTATGATTTGAAATTAGTTCCATTGGTAAAATATGATATGAGTTTTACACTAGACTATGAAATAAATGGAAATCTAGTTCATTTTAATTCATCTTCGAGCAGTATTCTTCCAAAACGTGATGGCGGTGGCGGTAGTGGCGGTAGTAGCAGCGGATACATTATGAATGTGCGTTTGGTAAATTATACGATAAGTAGTGAGGGGGAGTATATATGTGGACAACACATAATATCTCTGAATAAATTTATAGAATTGACTAATGATTTCAGCATTGTAAAGAAAGAAGAAAAAGATGAAGATCATAAAAAATTAATTGATATTGAATACGCTAACAAGCGGTGTCTAGGAGTGGACGATGTAAGATTGTTTTATGACTCTTCTACATCATCAGATTTGATATTCATTGGCGTTGGATTGCATGAAAATGGCGCGTTTGGAGTTGTTCATGGGAAATATAATGGCAATGGCAACATATTAACACCTTTTGAAATCAAGTCCGAGTTTAATTTTAATTCACCGTGTGAAAAAAATTGGGTGTTTGCAAATATAGCAGGGGAAAAACGTGTTATATATGGTTGGAATCCACTTCAAATTTGTAAAATAGACGAAGAAAATCCAACTATATTGAGAAGCGTTTCTCTTAAAAAAAATAAAGAATATCCTGGTTTTTTTCATCATATTCGAGGGTCTACTTGCGGTTTCAACTACGGAGACCAGGTATGGTTTGTTGTTCACATTGTTTCGTATGAAGAACCGCGACATTATTATCACATGATGCTTGTTTTTGAAAATAACGAAGACATGAAACTCATAAAGTATACTCCCATTTTCAAATTTGACGAGCATTGCATTGAATACTGCGTTGGGTTAATAGTGGAAGATTCGCGCATAATTACGACATACAGCACTTGGGACAGAACAACGAATGTTGCGGCATATGATAAAAAGTATATTGAAGAAATGATGATAAATTTTTGTAGATAAAATATGAAGATTTTTTTGATTAAAAGATTTATTAATATTTTTTAATTAAAAGGTTTATTTTATTTATAAATTGAATTATTAAAACATAAAACTACAATGTGCATACAAACAGCGTGACAATACAATGTATACTGACAACGGTAACGGCAACAACGGCAACGGCAACAATATTTCGATGGCAAACAGAGTTGAACAGATTTATGATGTTATACTTGGAGCTGGGTGCATTGTTTTCAGCATTCTAGCGTTGTCAAACTTATTTATCATGACAATCAGTAAGTTTGTTGACTACTATTCAAGACAAATTGACCGGATCGTTATGGACGAGAGCGAAAGTGAATGTAGTGAGAGTGAGAGCGAATTCAGCGACGACGATGATGACAGCAGCGAGAGCGAATACAGCGAATACAGCGAGAATGAATCCAGTCACGATGATGATGATGACGACGAGAGCGATTGCCATCACCATCACCATGATGACATTGAATTGAGTCCGTACATTCCTCCTCGTAGAAGTGAGCGACTAGCAGAAAATAGGGCAAGATGCAATTCTCCCTTACTTGTGGTTCGTTTGAAATTTGAATAGTTATTAATTATATTAAATGTTGTAACTGATAAACTGTTTTTCTTCAATAATCTCAGAATGAGTTACAATACATATTTTATTTTTTTTATTTTATAATTTGTAGTTTGATAAATTATAAATTATAACATTTTTTATTTTTTATTTTATGATGTTCCAGTAATCGGAGCAGGCTCATTATTTTCATCGGTAATATCCTTTCCAACTTTTTTATTTACATCGTTAACTTTTTGCTTCAATACAGCTGTTATTGTGTCCATAGTTTTTTTTATATTTGACGCATTATCATTTACATTTTTAGAAAATGAATCGACAGTGGGTTGAAGTGCCGCAACTTTTTCAGACAGCAAATTTGTTCTTAATTGGTCTGCGCTAACTGTTTCACTCAGAGACATTCCCTCAACATATTCTGTGGTTATGGTGTCTTTTAAAATAATTGCAGTGAAAAATATGATATATATAAATATGATTATTTTTGAAAAATTAAAAGCAGATTTCATTTCTATTTTCTATTTATTTTCTATTTATATTAAATTTTATTTGAAATAAAACATATTTTTATTTTATTTTTATTTTATAATGAGTTGGATTATATTTTATCTTTATTCTCGATAATAGCCTGTATTGCTTCACTATTTTTTTTATTATCTGATGCATTTTTTGTGACAACTGGCAAAAGTCCTAAAACGTTAGATTGCATGGAATCAACTATTTTTCCCAATGAGTCTAATTTTGCACCATATGTTCCCACAGTTACGCCAATGTCTGAAGAAGAAGAATCAAGACCTTCTAAAATTGTTCCTCTTCTTATAAAATCCTCAACTATGATTACAAATAGAAATAATATAAACGAACAAATAATAAATTTATTAAACATTTTACTCGAAATCTGTCCTTGTGAAGAAAAAGTTATATATATATTATATAAATATATATATATTATAATATTGTATATTACAATTCATTTACCATGTTATTGTTATTTTTATCCCCCGTCTTTATGGCGCATTTGGACACTTGACTTCCATTGGAGAATATTCCGGTGTTGTTGGCTCATTTGGCTCATTTGGCTCATTTGGCTCATTTGAAACTGTTTTGACAGGTGTTAGAGAAGGAAGAGGGTCGGATTCTTTTTGGTTCATAAAATACAGTTGAGATTGAACTGATAGTGCGTTTACAAATTGAACGGCGTGCGACATTGTAACCCGCTTTCCGTCAGGTTTCAATACATTTAAATAATCATTATGCAGTTTGTACATGTTGTTACGATACTTGATGGGGAAATCTTTTAAAGACATTTTTTTATAAATGTAACAATCCAGGTAATTCTTGTGCAAATTGGAAGTATAGTTGTACAACTTGGATTGAAACTCAAAAAATGTGAGCTCATCTTCTGGGAATCTTTCAAAGTGTTTTCTCAAATAATTCATTTGTTTCAAATGCAAGTATACAATTTCGCATCTTGCGTGAGGACCCTTTGCATTCTTTACCATTTCATAATTTGGATTGCGCAATTTAAAACGTTCCCCCGTGTTTGTTCGAAACATAACTCCAGGATAGTAGTACAATGAATCCGGAGATGCGTATGTTTTTACAATTTTATCAAAATCGTCTTGACCCTTCATTCTGAGTCGGGCAGGGTGCGACACTTTTGAAAAATTGCTCCATTTCAAAACTGACCGCTCCATTTCATACGCGGTTGCAGCGGAAAAATCATCACTATTTTTAATTAAATAAATGGCAATAATATAAAGTGCTGTGGTTTTTACAGGCGCCACAATTACATTGTCTGGGTGTTGCATGACAAAACTATAAGCGTATTCTTTTGGCAAGTCATCGAAATTCAAATTTGCATCCGCGCACGCTTGCAAAAACATGCTTCTAAAACATTTTCCTGCCGGTTTTTTGACAGGTGAAATTGTATTTTTTGTGGAAAAAACCCAGCTTTGAACATCATTTGCAGAATTATAAAATACGTTCATCATGGTCCCTTCAACGAATTCTTCGGCGAATTGAATATTTGGAAAGTCAATGACATTCATAACATGTCTTGGTTCACACATTGGCGGAGAGAATCCAATAACTTTTCGGTCTTCATTCAAAACAACAGACCGGAAATGTTTTACACGGTTGATTTCATTATCAATATTTGTTTTACGCATTGTTTTTTTGTCATAATTAAATAAATAATATGATGAATTTTCTGACTGTGTGGCGACACATGCAGACACTTTTTTACATTTGATGCATTCATCAACATTATCGGTAATATCGGGAAAAGAGTTCAAATCAAATCGATAATGCGCTCGGGAAGGTTGTTCTTGGTGTGATGACATATTTTCTTTATTTCTTCTATATGGCTATATGGTTAATACTTGTGTATTCTTTATATTCATTAAATAAAATATAAAACATTTAACAACTTTTAATAAAGAGGGACAAGTGTTTTTTTATAAAAGTTGTTGGTTGTAACATTGGTAAATTAATAATAGTGTAAAGATTATAGAATTTTCTCTAACTATTATACTATATATATAATTATATATTAGTATAATTTATCATGAGTAATATGAAAGAAACAGGAGAAGCAGAAGACACGGGTAGCAATAAAAATAAATTATTTCTTGGAGATGAAATAAAAATAAATGCAAATGTGCCCGAGTCCAAGTTACAAAACAATGTGTATGAAGTAGTATATCTAGATTCTGGTTTATTGAAATTAAATAATAAAAAAACTCAAAAAGTAGAAAGTGTTAAAATACGCGATGATAAAATACAAAAGATTGAAGATGAAGAAGTATCAGAAATTCAAATTATTAAAAGGAGGTCCAGTCACAAGTATGTAGAACAGTCGGGTTTTAAGATTGATATGACAATTTCAATTGAATTGGCGCCGTCATCATCATCAGATGAAGAACCTCTTTTTATTTTGTGTAAGATTGTAGATGTGGACACGACGCAAGATATAATTGAAGTAAAACTACTGCTTGATGATTTGGGGAAAGAAGTAAAAGACATTCCACAGGAGTTTCAAGAGAGTATTTTTATAAATTTTGGTTGCAGCGGGTTACCTGCTTGGATACAAAGAATTAAAGTAATTGAATTCAAACCAGAAGCAGCTGATGTTGTTGCGAAGGAAGGTTACGAAGAAGAGGTGTATGAAGAAGAAGAATCGGGCATCGAACTTGATTTAGCCGAAGCGCTAGATGAAGGGAATAAAATATTTGCAAGCATAATGTACGAGGTTCCGACGTCTCAACGAATTGTGTCTGAAACGAAACAATATGACGATTTATTGGAAAATATTATTTCTTCAATTCCAAAAAGCAAACGAACGGATGCAGAGATGAACAGAGTTCATCGAGGAGTTGAGCGTTTTTTTCAGCTTAGGAAAGAGTATTCGCTTTTTGATAAAAACGGTGTTCCAAAAATGCCGACGGCTTTAAGCGAACAAGATAAACCGTCTGCAATTCATATTCAGAATTTAGACACGAAACTGCAGTGGGTTCTGCCTGTTGTGGAAAATATCAAAAAATTATACGTGACAGGTGATGACGCGGTTAGTGTCAACACGGTAAATGCAATATATGATTTCAAAGAGCAAATATTAGAACAGAAAAATATATATCCGGAAAAAAATGAGCCTTATAATCCAAAACTAATAGAAGATATAAATTCTTATTTGACTCCATTTGAGAATCCGAAACAAAATCCAGATAACAAGTATGTTATTCAAAATAAACCTGTTCGCGAAAGTATTTTGACGCTTTCAACAAATAATGACACGATTGCATCGGCATCGGCAGCAAGAAGGGCGGTAACAAAGACAACTGCATTTTCGGTTCAGACATACATTGACCGTGCATATAATCCAGGATTAACCAAACTAGAATTCGAGGATGTAAAGTCAAATAATGTAAAACGGGTTGACATGACTCCAGATGACCCCGCATTCATAACGTCATTTGTTACGCTGAACAAGCAAGCTATTGTTTTGACGCAGATGGGATTGCCGGACACGCTTTTGGCAGACAGAATATCAATCGATTCTTTATATTTGAAAACTTGGTCAAGTTTGATTGCCGATGTTAAATTTCGAGATGACATGGTAACCGAGATTATAAATGTGGACAAGGTTTCTGAAAAGGGGGCTGAAGGCGAGGAACGATCAGGAGAATATAAAGGCGGCATTGTGTTTTCAAATGTAGTAGCATTTTCTCCGAATGAGTCTATTTCAAAATCCACAAATCAAATAAGTAAATTTATCAACTCGTTTGTACCGACCAATGAAGACGCATTCACAGCATTGGAATCGCGTCTCGGTCGCTGTTTGTCAATGCACGAAGTCGTCTATGCGCTTCAACCATTTTTAATTTACAATAAAGATTTAACTGAACACCAGTACGAGAGAATGCGCGCGTTTATTAATAAAAATATTTCTGAATATATGAAAAGGCTTTCTGCGTCATCGTCCAAATTTAAAAAGCTTGTTGATAAAAATGCAATTACGAAACGAGCGTCGTTGGAATTATTTTATGATGCTTTTAATCACGATGAAGGCAAACGGCGTTCAAAAGAGTTGCATAAGAAAATAGTTTTGGCGAATGATGAAACCACGTCTCTCGATGACATATTCAAACTTTATAAATTAAATGAAGAGAGCGGTGGAGGCGGCAGCGGCGGCGGGTTTTTATCATCTTCTGAAATTTTGAAACTACTTCTTGACGTTGATTTTGCGCGGTTATTCATGGATGTCATGGCGATTGAGAATTCTGATTTAACATCTTCAGAGGTGGATTCCATAGTAAGACGGGAACAGCAGGATTTGAAGGAACAAATGCTGAAAGAGTCGTCAGGGGCGGATTCAAAAACGTGTAAAAAGCGCGAGATTAATTTGAGCAGAGTGTATTTGTCGTTGGGCGCTTTAGAAGTAGACAATGGAAAAACGGATGTTTTGTTTGATTCAAAGTATGATTCAACGGAAAAGCGCGTTGTAAAGGATGGCGATTATGCGGCGTTGAGAATTGTTGACCAAGATGATGATTCTACACGGTATGATTACTATGTTAGAAGAGGCAATGAATGGACCATTGATAAAGACCCCGAGCTTCAGAATGTGCAAGTGGATGACCCGTCATATTTTTGCAATATTCCGTCGGAAACAAACCCCAAACCGCTGTGTTTTTCAATCAATCAAAAATGTTTAGACAAGACCATGTCGGAATCGTCATTGTTGAATGATTTGACAAGTAAAATTATAGATGAATTTGATTCTAAAAGTGAAAGTAAAAAGAAGAACATTGATGAGACATTTTTGCGAGATTTTAAAAATATAAAACTTATTTTAAAGTTGAAGGTTTTTGAAATATTAAAATACAATCAGAAGAAGTATCTACTAGGTCAAGAACATAAGAAAAAAGTTAAAACAATTGTCAAGTCGCCTTATCAGGAAATTGTGGATTGCATTTTGGGGATTGACGATGTTGCCAAAAAATATCAATGCATTCTAGATTTGGTAAACAGCGAATTATTTGTCAGAGATGCACTTCCGGACGAGGATGCTCGCTGGTATTATTGCAAATCGTGCGGCGTACCAGGCGTTTGTTTATTACCCACGTTTTTGTACGAGCTTGCCCAGAATTATAACCCGCAAGACCCCAAATCGTCAAAATATGTCACAACGCTTTCCAAGATTGAACGAACAAACGGAAAACGCGAAGGTGACCAAATTGTTGACAAGTACAGCGGATACACTATTTCAAAAATTGCTCTAGTATCGGAAGGTTGGTTGCTTGAAGAGGAAGAAGTCGGCGGTGGCGGTGGTGGTGGCGGCGTTGGCGGCGAACTATCTGAATCTGCAGTACATTTAATTCGCAGCGAAGAAGAGAATGCATCCGACCTTTCCGCAGTGAACTCTGGTGAAATCATTGATGCAAATATAAAATCCAAACAGATCAAAGAAGGTGAAGGCGAAGAGGAACAAGATGAAAATGAAGATGAAAATCAAGAATACGAAGAACAAGAGGAAGAGGAAGAAGGTGAAGAGGAAGGCGAAGAAGAAGGCGAGAGAGAAGGAAAAGGCGATAATGAAACGGTGAAGAGTTTGAATACCGTTATTAACCATTACGAGAGTTCTTTGTCTGTAATTTTTAAAAATAAAGACAAGCGATTTATTATAGAAACAATTCAATTACTTCTTCCTAAAAAGAAAACAAAAGAGCAGTATGAATTGGATAAAAAGATGACGGTTGATTATGAAGCATATGAAAAGACTTTCAATCAGTATTTAATTTTTTATTCGATGTCATTGATTATAATTGTGATACAGACATCCATTCCGCAAATAAAAAGCAAAACAACGTTTCCAAATTGTGTAAAATCGTTCGGCGGGTATCCGCTGACTCTTGATGAAAGTGACTTATCATTTGTCATTTATATGGCATGCATCTCTCAAAAGGTAAAGAGTGATTACGCTCCTTGGAATTCAATAAAAAAGATTAACCAGGATAAAATGAGAGACACTCTATTTAATCTTATAAAGACGAAAATAATAAATCAACCGCAAATTCAGTCGCGTTTTGATAAAAAGCGCGAATATGATGCATTAAAAGAACAAAAAAAATCATTGTCTTCAAAGTCGGGCATTAAAATAAATGTTGCGTCGTCGCATTTTCGTCCGCTGTTGGTTGACCCTTCCGCATTTATTACTTCTACGCCGTTGCCTGTAACAAAAACATATTGCGATGACCTGAAACGAAATTTGAAAAATGGGAGTAGTTTACAAACGGAAAAAATATTGGTGTTGCAGTCAAAAGTGATACATTTTTCACTGATTATTCAAAAACTTATTCAAGAGGTAATTTCATCTCAAACGAAAGACCGGACAAAACTTTTATCCAAGAATTATATTCAGAACGCGTGTTGCAATGAACGCGATCAAGAAAGTCGCATCAACAATACGCTGGATTATATGGTAAGCCATGTTCCAAATATAAAAAATTATTGTGACATGGTGGAGTGCACAAGTGCAATCTTGATGGACGTGTATAGTCTTAGCGAAGCTTCAATAATTCTGGACCCGAGAGATACGCGAAATAACATTCCAGACCTTCCTACCAATTTTGATGAGTCGACGATATACAATGCATTCATGACATATTGTAATTATGGAAAGAATAAAGGGACTGCTGCTGCTGGCGCGTCATTGTCAGGCGACATTCATAAAATTTGCAAGTTTAAAAATACGCTTGGAGAGAATCGAGAGGTTTTTAATATTTTGAAAAATTCGCAAAATATGAGCCACGATGACAAAGTAAAGTTGATTGATAAAATTAAAAATGAATACAATCTTGAATACACGACTAAAGATTTACAGCATTTGTTGCAGATTATAAATGGTCAAACGATGAAACCAATGGACCAGTATCAATCGGGTGTGGGCACATATAATGAAATTTTAAACCGCATTTTAATAAAAGCGATTGATGATTTGAAAACGAAATCGAAATCGACAAAATCGAAATCAAAAGAATCTTCTAAAAGAGGAGACCAGAAGGCGAATGAAATGCTGTTTTCAGACGATTTTTTAGTCGCTTTGAAGAATTTTAACGAGGATCGCTCACAAACATCTTTGAGAGAGTTGCAAATAATACTTGAAAAGAATACAAAAACATTGACTGACAAGTGTGAAAAGTATTTTAATTTTGCTGCGAATAAAAAGAATACGTCGATTCGAAATGCGATATTTCGAACCATTGAAGATGTTGATAAAGGCGTTTTTAAGAATGGGGGTATAATGTTGTTCAACAATATGGAAAATACATTGTTCAATGGGGAAAATAATACATTGGAGGTGTCTATGGAATTTGTGAGAAATGCAATAAAAAATATTACACAGATTTATCCGAATATTATACTCTCTCAAGTTTCCGAGATGGAGTCTTTGCCGCCATACATTTCCGGGCAACTTTCTAAAGGCGATTCAGAATCCATAATCAGATTTTCAAATGAGAGAATAACAAGTAAATTAGATAAATTTTATATGATTGGAAATAAAAAACCAATGAATGCAATTTTGAAAAATGTGCAAATGTCTACATTATTTTTAAATGAAGTGGTAAAAAACACGTCAGTGTTTGGTGATGCGAAGCACATTACTGTTTTATTATACGAGTATTATTTTCTTCTTGCGGTTGATTCATATATATATTTTTCAGAAATTGCAAAACAAAAACAGTTGTCACAGGGTAAGACGGGCAAATTGGTTGACATTCAAAAAGAAATTTCCAGAGTATTAGAAACTTATTTTTATTTAGTCATTGAAGACAAGAACCTGATAAACAAAGACATTGAAAACATTCGTGAAAATTATTTACGTTCCATTGATGAAGAGAGAGATGACATTGTTCAAAATGTTGAAAAGATGTCTGAAGACCAAAAACAGATTTATTTAAATCATAAAAAATACAAGATGGGGTCGCAGTCCATTGGAAAAAATACGGGTTTAAGGATATATAATCCCGAGTTTGAAGCGGAAGAGTTGGCGCGCATCGAGAGAATAAATGGTCGGAAAAAAGCAAGAGGTTTACCTCCGATTTCAGATGACCCTGAGGCGCTGGCTCGCGAGGATGCGGTGGAAGATGAGGGAGACGCGCCCGACGTTGATGGTGATGATGTCATGAATGAAACACAAGAAGACGACGGTCAAGAAGAATATGCAACCTCTGCAGCCATGTATCCAGACAGTTATCAAGATGAAGGTGTTGAAGATTTACGAGAAGAAGATTAATTTACTTGATTAATGTATATATTATATTATATTTATTGTATTTTTTTTATTGTATTTTTTTTATTGTATTTTTTTTATGTACCATTCAGGTGCTTCTCTCTTCTTGTTCCATGTGGCAATCCTTTGTTTTTCATCCGACATGTAGTAGTTCCGGTATGCAACGACTGCATCTTCGTGTTTGTACTGGTCAGGCATTGCTTGCGCAAACGGCGTGAGTCGTTGTTCTGGAAAGACGTCGGCATCGGGAATGTGCTCCCGTAAATACTGCGCAACCAAGTAGGACTTGTGAAATTTTGTTTCAGGGTGGTTGTAACGAAATCGCCATTCCTTGTGCATTTCGTCAACAAGGTCGAGTGTCCAGATAAAGTTTTCGCGGGACATTCTGCACCAAATGGTAACGGGGTGATTTTTGTGAGCCAGCTTGTAGAGCGGCGCATTAGTTGTTTCGTCATCTGTTGGAACAAGAATGCGGCGCGCAGAACACAGCATTTGAACGGCTTCAAGTATGATTTTAACAATGTGCTTATCCATCATAAACTTTGCAACTTCTTCGGGAAACAAGGATAGAATAAACAGATTCATGATATTTCTTCTTCCTCGTCTGATTTTCGATTCACTGAAAAATATAAATATAAGTATTTAAAACTCAATTTATATTTTTCATGATTTAGCGGGGTTTATTTTATGCATTTTTTTATTTAGATATATTAGCAATATATCCAACCTAAATAATATTTAATTAATCAATCCATCAGTAAATCAGTAAACATTTAGAATGAATAAGATTTTTGTAAGAAAAAATATAACCTCATTTTCGATATTATTATTTATTACATTATTTGGACTCATGGTGTACATTAAGCCGACTTGCGTTTTTAATAAAGATGGAACAATGCGACAATTTGGAATAGGTTATAGAAATAAAACAGTTATACCTATATGGTTAATAGTCATAATTATGGCATACATGTCATATTTATTTTTATTAATATTGAATACTTATACACAGTTTTAAAGACATCTTTAGGAATTTTTATAAATAAAAATATTTTTTTCTATTAGATATATATAATTAAAATGGCAAAATCGAGGTGTAAACGCGGTTCTCGCAAATGTATTTCAAGTTGTGTTGGAAAACAAGCTTATAGAAAAATTAAGAAATGCGCCAAAGGTTCTAAAAAATGCGTAGACCAGGCGTGTCACAAAAGGACGGCAAAACGCGGTCGCGCTTCCGCCGCTCCCGTTGTGAGCAGTTATTCGCTTCGTTCTCGAGGACCCAAAAAATAAATAAGTATCACAAATATTAATACTTTGATTATTTCATAATAATTATTTTATTTTATTTATATTTATTTTATTATATGAACAATAAAATAATTATTTCATCTGTCATTTGGTTTGTGGTCGGTTTTATAGGAACATATGTATTTGGTAGTAAACAAAAAAACCATGAAGGTAATTTTTTTTCAAATATGATTATAGTTGAAAATACTGATGCGTGTAATAATAAATGTTATCATATTCATCATTGGATGTGGATGTTAATTATAGTTGTGTCATTCGTTATTATAAATACATTTATATCGAATCATAAAACACCTGTTATAGAGTATACCAACCTATTTGCATTGTATCTTGGCGCATTCATATCTGAATATATTAAATACGGAACGGATATATTCAAGATTAAAAAAAAATGCTTTTCAGACTGCCAAGTTAAACGACTTGATTCTGTGTTGGAATAGAACAATTAATACAAAATTGAAATAGAGATTTTTACTTAGAAACAATACACACGCACATTCGATATTCAAAACATTCAACAATCAAAAAAAGAACGACGAATCGGTACAATGAATGGAGAAAATGGCACTAATAAAAAAAAATTAATTAAAATTAAAATTAAACCAAAATCTTCAATGACGACACAAACTGTGGAAAAAGAAAAAGATGAAGAAAAAGAAGAACCTCCAACAACAGTAGATGCCGCTGCTTCTGCTGCTGAAACAAGCACAAGCACGTATAAAATAGAGACGTGCGATTATACAATAATTAATTGTTGTTGCATAAAAGGATTGACGACTATGAAAGATGAAAACAAAAAAATTCATTTGACAGTTACATCTCCACCATATTACAATGTGAAAGATTATGTAAATTATGCCGATTATAAAGATTATTTGAGTACGCTTAGAACTGTATTTACATTGATATACGAAATAACAGAAGATGGCAGAATGTGTTGTGTGAATTTGAGCAACATATTAATTCAACGAGAAAGTCGTAATTGTGAAAGCAGTAGGATACCATTGGTGTTTCATTTTGTTCCTTTGATGGAAGACATCGGTTGGAAATTTATTGAAGACATACTTTGGATAAAACCAGAAGGGGCTGCAAAAAATAGAAACGGGGGATTTTTCCAACACAGACAACCGGTTGCATATAAACCAAACATTATCAACGAATATATATTTGTATTTCAAAAGCCTTCAAAACATTTAATAGATAAAATAGTTAGGGGGTATGATGCCATTACGTCATTGAACAGCAGAGTAGATGATGGATACGAAAGAAGTAATGTGTGGAAAATAAATCCAGAAACAAAATCAAAACATCCTGCACCATATCCAGAATTATTAGTTGATAATTTAATAAAATATTATTCGTTTTGTGGAGATACAGTGTTAGACCCTTTTGTTGGTTCAGGAACAACTACAATTTCGGCATTTAGATTGAATAGAAAAAGCATAGGGTTTGAAATACATAAGGATTATATGGACATATTTGAAAATAGAATTAAAACAACAATAAAAAATAATACTCAACCTAATATAGCAATTGATAAAGACGAATATCTTAATTTGAACGAGGAACAAATAAAAAAAAAATTAAATAAATATAGTAAAAAACATCTTTATCACTTGGTAAATAATGATTGCAAGTATAAAAGCTTTTCAAAAGACAAAATAGTAGATTTGATACACCAATTAAACTTTGTGGATGCGACTTGATGACTTGAACGAGTTGAAATCGCCACTTTCTTTGCCTTTGCGCGTGTGACAAATCGAGCAATATGTTTTTACATTGTCTGGTGTGTTGTTTTCATGATTTCCATCCAAGTGATCCATTTCATAACAATCACTTGGAAACTCGTGATATCTCTCGCTATCCATAGCACATTTAAATCCCAAGATTCCGTCTTTATTTTCACATATTTTTTTTTTGTGGAATATTACACCATCAATTTTTTTATTACTTTTTCTTGCATGAGAACAACTGTTACATTCAGTTTTAAGTGATGGTAGAGAGTTAGACCAGTGTCGTACGGCTACAAGTTTTGTGCATCCTTCGTTAATGCAGGGTGGTAAAACATTTCCCTTTTCATTCCATTCGTTCAAGTGTTTTTGACTTTGCGAAATTTTTTTAGGTTGAGGTGGTTGTGATTGTTGTGGTGGTTGAACATTCGATAAAGAATCGTTGCTAATATTGCAACTTTCGGATTTCATAGAAATGGTTTCGTGTATTGGTTTGATTATTTTAATTTTCATTAATACTACTAGGATGCGGTATGACGGCAGCATGGTACATAAAATTAAGATGATATAGAAATTTCAATTTTTATAAAAAAAATATCTTATACTTTTTTTATAAAAATGAAATGATTAATATTATTAATATATTTTATTAATATTAATATTCCGGAACGTGGCGTTTAAATAAACAGCCGTGTGAACTGACACCTTCAACTTCACGAATAATGGTTGCATCCTGAAATAAACAGTTTGCAACCCAAACCTTCATAATGCAAAAATTCTTTTTCGGAGATATTGTGATTCCGTTGATGTGTGGTAGTATTTTTACATTGTCCGACATTGTTTCTCCTACCAACAAGTATGACATTTGTTTCCAGGCTCCCGGAACATCTTTATTAATGATTTTATATGAAAAACAGCCCCCATTTCTATTTCTCTCGTCTTCCCATATTGGGTTAATTCCTTTGCGCATCAAAAACAACATGCAATTTATAATCAATTTTGGCGGAAGCATTTCGGTTATTGTCACTGCTTGCTCTAGTGTATTAAATTCATAAATTTTAGTATAACTTTTGATGCTCCAGTCTGTATCGTGTGGAAGATGCGCCCAAAGTATCCACGTGTCCGACAAACCATGTGGTGATGAATGGTCGGAGTTGTTTACATTTATTGTATTCAAACTTTTATTATTTCCGCCTTCTTCTTTTGTCAAGGACGTCAATGGGTGTTCTTCGAACGATGTCATAACTAAATACAATAAATATAATCATTGAATATGTTTATATTGATTTCAAAAATATTATTAAATTCAAACCATTGCTGTTTCTATACACTTATAATTTCATACTCATTCAAGTTTACCAATAATCCTGATGATTTTCCAAGTTTATATACGTGCATGACCGCGTTGGCGTTGGATATGCACGTTAACGTGTATTCGCAGTCCGCAGTAAAATGTGCAACCTCGTATTCTTTCAAGATATACCATGATAAAAATGTGTAATCTAGAATAATGTTTCCAACCACATTGAAATTATAAGGAAATGAAATGTCAATGTCATATATTTTACCCTTTAATTCGAGCGAACACACAATCATTCCTGCTTTTGAAATAACGAGGTCATTTGGTGAAATTGAATAACTATTTTCTGTAAATTGTCTGTACAGTCTTGTGTAATTTTTATTGAGTTTACTGTAATTATTGGCACCAGGTTCACAAAAAAGTGTCTGCATTATAAAATCATATGGTACAAATTGAATCGTGTTATTTTGTTCATGTTTCATAATGAATAATTGTTCGTTTTTTGCATTTGATACATTTGTTTCTGTGGTTTCTGTGGTTTCTGTGGTGGTTATTTTATCTTGCTTAACATCGCCGCCATCCTTATTATCCTTGTTATCCTCACCATCATCTTGAGAATCACACACGTCACACACATCACAGCTTCCGGTGGTAGAAGATTGCGATTGCGACTCCTCCTCGTCTTGAGAGTCGCAATAATCATTTGGATTTCCTAAATAATTTGATTTTTTGAATATTTTCATTGTTTCAAATTGTTCGCATTTTATTCCATTTTTAATTACTCTAATTTCATAATCTGTAAAAGAATCTGTAGGTGAATCTGAAATTGTTGATTCATTATTATTATCATTATTACTATTTTTACCGTTATTAATCATGTTATTAAAGTATGTTTTAAAATTATTGTACGTTTTATTTACTTTTGTGTAGACCAACACAGCTTTATAAGTGAATCGCATCATTGTTTCAGGGAATGCATCACTTTGTACGAAAGAATAAATCATATAACTCGCTGTTACGGCTAACGCGATTTTCAAATTTACTTCGGATGTAATTGAATCCGTCTCTCCGCATCCACAGTTTGGGTTTTGAATTTTTGGAACATATTCATTGTTGAGTTCATATTGAACGATAACCATGTAAACAAGTATGTGAAGTTATGTAAAAATATAATATATAATAATATAATATATTATATAATATTTATGTGATTTACATAAATAATAATATATGAAATAATAAATGCATGATAAATAATTAGATTAAAATCTTTTTTTTATATTACCGGATTAAAAAATCAACACGCTTTTGCCACTGCAGCACTTCCATCAGAACAGCAACCGTATTTTTTTTTTGCACAGCCGCCAAGAAGTTTTTCTGGAGTCAATGATTTTTCAGGGTCGACCACAAAAGACGTTCCGTTGGGACATGGTTGTGTTGATGTTCCGTTATCACAACAGCCGTATTTCGTTGCAGCGCAACACTTAGTTCCTTCACTATCGTTTTTTGAGGTTTTTCCGTCGTCACAACAGCCAAAACGCGTTCCAGCGCATCCGCCGATGAGGTTTTTATGATTATGAGAGTGATCACGAGAGTGAGGATGGTATGATGAACAATTTGAACCGTAGAAGTTTGATTTTGCAGTTTTTCCGTCGTCACAACATCCGAAACGCGTTCCAGCGCATCCGCCAATATCTTGATGGTCTTTCCACCAGTCGCGATTGTGTTCATTTCGAGGTTTGCGTTCAAGTCGTGGATCAGGGATTAAGTCTTTTGTCTTTGGAATTCCGAATACAAAAACAAGAATGGTTGTAATGTATGTCATTAAAATAAATGGTATAAACACAATCAACCATGATATGATTCCAAGTCCTGATGTGCACAACATGTTGAGCGCAATCGTAAAAACGATCATTACAAGAAATTTTAAAAATGCAATATTCGTTTCGCCTCTAAACATATCAATAAGTATTTGAATGAGTGAAAAGGCTAAATATAATGCTGCTGGTGGACAAATGTACTGAAAAATCATTTTATAAAGTTTAATTAAATAAAGTGTATATTATATATATAATATATAATATATAAAATTAGCCAATAAATAAATAAAAATTAGAGAAATAATGATCTCTGCCCTTTTGAAATAATCATTGATAGTGGGTCAGATTGGATAGCATGTATTATTTGCGTCTAGAAAATGAAGGTTTACCATTTTTAAATTTTCCAACAATTTCTCCGACATCATCATTTACGCAAGAATAAATGTCACCATTTTGTTCGTTTGTCGTGTAATATGTTACATTTTTGATTACAATTTCAAAAACTTCTTCTTCTTCTTCTTCTTCTTCTTCTTGTTCTTCTTCTTGTTCTTCTTCTTCTTCCTCCTCAACTGGTTCCTCTTTCTCTGCTTCAACCGCTTGTTCCTCAGCTTGTTCCTCTGCTTCAACAGCTTGTTCCTCTTCCTCAGATTCTTCTTCTTCTTCTTCTTCCTCTTCCTCAGATTCTTCCTTTTCCTCTTCTTCCTCAGCTTCTTCCTCAGCTTCTTCCTCAGCTTCTTCCTCAGCTTCTTCTTCTTCTTCCTCTTCCTCAGACTCTTCATCCGCTTCGCTTAGTTCGGCTTCTTCTTCCTCTTCCTCAGACTCTTCATCCGCTTCGCTTAGTTCGGCTTCTTCTTCCTCAGACTCTTCATCCGCTTCGCTTAGTTCGGCTTCTTCTTCATCTTCTTCCTCAGCTTCGCTTAGTTCGGCTTCATCTTCCTCAGCTTCTTCGTCTTCGGCTTCAGAAACGATTTCAAATTCAAAATCATTTTTAGATTGTTTTTTATTCATTTTATTTGTTTTTAAAAAATCAGTAGGTTCATCATCATGATCGTCATTATTATTTGGAATCAAAGATTCATGAATATTCAATGTAATTGTTGGTTCATGTTCCTCCTGTTCTCGTTCTTCTACTTCTACTACACAGTCTTCTTGCTCTTGCTTATCTTGCCTCTCTTGCTGATTTAATATTTTCACTTGTAATGACAGCTCTGAATTTTTATTATACAAATCTTTGATAAACGGAATCTGAAGTAATGCATCATGAGTAGATTTGTATAATTCATAGTCTTTAAATGCGTCATCAAATGACATTTTCAGATTATTTTTAATAGAATTTGTTACATCTTTTAAAACGGACGAAATATCAAATTGAATTCCGCGAATGTCAATAACGCTATCAACATGATTATCAGTTTTTCTTTTTTCTTGGGTTTCCATTTTGAGTTTCGGTTTCGGTTGATTCCGCGAGTCGTTTCGTTGTATGTAATATAAATATTCGTTTAATATGATTTAGAAAATATTTAATGTAATATATATATATTGATAGCAAAATCAACATAGATATATAATGAATTGTGAGGACCAAGCAGATTTGAATACCAGACTAATGGACACAGTAAAACAGAAACTGGAATACAGACGAAAACAGCAAATTCAATTTATTGTGTCTCAAACAAATTACGATGAATGCGAAGCGCTTCAAAAACTAGAATCATGTAGCAATGATGTTGTGAAAGTTGTGAGTGATTATCTAGGCATTACGCCAAAGGAAGATGTCAACTTGAAGAAAACAAAAAATCAAAAAGTATATTCTGTAATAAGAGACATTATGGACAAGGGGTCAAATAATTATCGAATGCAACAAGAAAAAGCTAAAAAAGTTGAAGAGATGAATGAGTTAATAAAGCGTAAGCAAGCTTATGCTGCGGCAAATGCAAATACAAACAATGCTGAAAAAGAAACAGAACAACCATGTAACGACCTAGAAATTTGCAATGAAAAGTGTCTTGATTGCAATGCTACTAGTTGTGAAAATTATGAAAATTGTGTAAAGAAAAAGAACATTATTCTAAAAGAAAAAATTGATTGATGTGTGCCATTTTTATTTAACTATTTTATTTTACACCAAAAACTTCGTTGATAATATTCGTTTTATTGGATTTTTTTTTCAATTGATTTTTACGAATATTATTGTTTTGAATGATTTTATTTCCAACCAGAAAATCGTTGTTGTCTTCATAAAGTTCGGGCAAAATATGCGTAAGCGGTTTGTTGACCATATAAATAAGTTGTTCGCTTTTAAACAACTTTCGATATTCTATGATGCTGAGGTTTCCGTAAAACTTATTCAGCAAATAATAAGGATTTGGAGCCGGTTTGATACTCTTATCATAATTATATATAGGACCATACATGGAATTCAATAAATGATATCGTTCAAATTTTATTGACGTGTCAATATTTTCATTCATAAGAAATGCGACGGCACACTCCGGATGACAAAAACACCCGTAAACATTACACGTGTCTTTAACCATCGACTTGGTAATGTAAATTGCAGGTGTGTCAAAATCACACGTGCACCAAAAACATGCAGAACGGTGTGACCCAATGATTTGAAATGTATCATTTTTATTATAACTTATTTTTAGTTGTGATATTTTCTTCCATATGTCTTTCATTGTTGCATTATTGTCAGAACCCACCGAATCGTCATGTTGATAATTCTGTTTGTGTTTATCTTTCCACTCGGTAAATAATTGTGATGAGGATGATGAATCACATGTTGAAGTTGCTGAACAACAAGCAAATGTTGAAGGGTCGTAAAGCGTGTGCGTGTTAGTATTACTATCAGGCTGATAATCGATCATTGACCTAATGGGTGAATCAGAATCGACGGAATCTGTGGATGAGGAGTCGGTGTAGTTACAAACTTCTGACCCACACACTGTTTGGTCGTTGTAGCACATGATTTTATTCTCATGTGCCGATGCGTCCGACGAGTTGATGCTTGTAATGCTTTCATTGTTTGCAGTATTCAAATCCGATGTTACACATTTTAAATGCAAGATGATATTTGGAAGCTCGGGAACATTATTATTATGCACAAGAGTTTCTTGTATTATTTTACCACCTCTAGGCTTTCTTCCTCTTTTTTTGTGGACAACAACGGGTGGAGGCGCATTTGGGTCCACATCTGCGGAAATAATAAGTGCACTTGTATTAATTGACAAGTCTGGTTTAATAAGTTTTTTTCTTCCCCTCTTTTTTTTTTCAACTACTGGCGGCGGTTCTGCATTTTCAACAACAACAACAGTCTCTACAGCTTCAACAGCCTCAACAACGAGATCGGCACTAGTGTTCACATGAACATTATTTTCATTTTCTTTTACAGAAACAACTGTCATTTTACAAATAGGTTCTGAATCACAAGACGTAACGGCATTAATCATTTTTTTTTTCATTCTATTTATTTTTTTATAATTCTTTATAATATATTAATATTTGGTTTATATTGTTTTAATATATTTTATAACGATTTAATCTCTCTTCTCTCTAATGTTTCATATTCTTTCTCGGTTTATCAACACATTCATCCAAAGTGGAATCGGGGTTTGCAATGCTGTATGGGTCTTGAATGCTTAAACACCATGTTTGCGGGTATCCATCTTTTATGCAACTTTCGTAGTTTACGTCTGAACCTTGATACGATTCAACGAATGATTCTGTTATTATTTGTTTATTTTTATATATATAATAAACAAGTGCTTCTAAAATAACAAACACGATGAAAAATATAATAACTAATGCAATTTTATTCATTGTTACAATAAAGTGTTATAAAATAATGTAAATAATATATTAATATATTTTATTTTACACGTTTGATTTATATTAAAATTGATTTTAAATTCGGTGTATTGTGTTATTACTATTATATCGGCTATTCATAGATGTTACATTATGAAAAGGATTAAAATAATACCAAGACCGAAACCGGAGCTTCTTGTGCCACCACCGTCGCCACCGCCACCGCCACTGCCGACTGCGTCAGTTGTAGCAAATGATAAGGCAAGTGATAAGAGAGAAGAGCACGCGCGCGATATAGAAATAAATAATTTGAAAGATGACATTTCGAATCTAAAAAAAGAGATGATGGATTTAAAAGCACAATTTGATAATTTTATTAAACAGTCGCAACAACAGCAGTCGCAACAACAGCAGTCACATCAAATGCAGCAGCAGCAGCAGTTGAAACGTGGTTGCATTTGCGATTTTGTAGAATGGGTAGACGCACTGGAAATAACAAGCGAAGACTTGGAAAAGCTGTTCAATTCAAAAGACGTTTGTGATTGGGCATGCAGTTTCGTTGTGGATGATTTAAAAAAAAAATCATTTGAGCACGTCCCAATTTGTTCAATCAAAGGGTCAAAAAGCGACATTTTGATCTATATTTCTAAAAACTGGACGAAATTGACAGATGAAGAATTGTTGGTTCAGTTTGTCAACAAGATTTTTAAAAAATTACTACGGACTTTCACAGATTGGAAAAATGAAAACTACAAGTCAATAATGATGAATGACAAGGTTGGCTCAGTATACCACACAAATAATGCTCGAATTCTAAGTTTTAATGAAAATGCTACAAAATTAAAACTTAAACTGTTCAACGCTCTAAATAATCTGAATTAAGGGGAGTTCCCTATGGTTTGTTCGGTTATCTTTTACTAGAAACCTGGATTATCGGTAAATACTTCGATGGAACCGCCACCGCTTGAAACTTCTGACTGAAATTGTAGGAGCAAATAGTAACCAATAATGCAGCTGGCATAAACAACCACAGTGTCGCGCATCAAGTATTTAAGAGGTCTGGATTCTTCAACAGAAAATCTCATTTCTAAAAACTTTGCTAAAAAAAAGACGGTAGATATAACACAACCAACTACAAATATATTATCCATTTATCTATAAATTCATATATTAATTACTTTTTTTACGAATCAAATGAAAATTCATCCACGTCTAAATCTCCAAGACTTACAGGGTCTCCGATGCGCAGCGTGTCGTCAGTTTCATCATCATCATCATAGCCATCTTCTTCTTCTTTGCGTTTTGCAAAATTTCGAATGCTTATTTCTTCCAATCTCTCTAAAGTTTTTGGAGCATTTACAAATTCTTCTGCGTGTTGTTCTGAATCAGAACCCATAACTCTTACTCTGTCGATGTCGTCAAATGTAATTGTTTGCCGCTTTGTCACGTTCTCTTCCGCTTCCGCAATGACGGCGGCTTCTTGTTCTTGCTCTTGCTGCACTTCTTCTTCTTCTTCTTCAATTACCGGGTCCTGTGATATGATTTCTTCCGTGTCAACCACTTCAGTGTCTTCTTCGATGAATTCATCCTCCATATATACCTTTAACAGATGCTCTATAGGGATACTTTCGCGCACCGTGTTGAGAATGCATTCTTTTACTATGATCTCGAGCTGACGGTTGTGTTTTTGGACTTGCAAATGCTGTTTGCTTTTTTCAAATAAAAATACATTTGAATATACTTTTCTTGCGGAATTAATGTAAACCTTGTGAATAAAGTCAGACAATTTGGGTATAGCGATGTCGATTTTTTTTTGTTTACTCCCGGCTCGCATGCATGTGAGCATTTTAAGCTGGACAATGTGGACACACGTAATGAGTTCTTCAATGTGACCACAACCACTTCGTTCCACAATGCGCGTTGCCTCTTGTTCTATAATTGCGGCATTCCATTTTGGCACACGCATCAAAAAGTTTTGAAATGTCATCAAGTATTTTGGCACCTCGTCATTGTCAATGCAGAGTCTCCATGCTTCATCAAAAATAGATTTTAAACCAAATATGACGTGTGGTGTTAATATGTTAATAAGACGTGCGCAAAACTCATTTCGCGACTCTTGCAAATTTCCAAGCACAAAATCGTCCATTTTCAAAAATCAGAAATGTTAAAATTAAATTGCTTTACATGAACGATATATTTTCTAAAGTCAAATCGCTACGAAATATTAAAAAATATAAAATAAATAACATTAATAATTTTTCATTTCTAAATTCTCTCTTTATTTTTTGAAATGTAATTAAATATTCATATTTTTTAAGGTCATCGATTTTAGAGTTGTGCTCAATGTAATAAAGCAAATCGACACTGCAAAATGCCTTATTATATAATTTCGCAACCAATAACATGCATTCTGCAATGACACGTTGCTTTTTAGTTTCAAGTTGATTGGGTGGCAGCGGCGACGGTTCTACTTCCAGGCAAGCATCATCATACTTTTTTATTATTCCAGTTAAAAGAGTTTTCAAATATAATCTGCGGGTCGTATCAGTCTCTTTAAAATTATAGACATTATTTAAGTTGTACGTGTGTAAATTTGTTACACAGTTATTTATAATAGGTTCTGGAATATATATTTCACAAAATCTTGATAATATTGGTTTAAGTAATTTATATTTATCTTCAACAATGATAAAAAACCGGGTAGAACGACTAAAAAGTTCAATGCATCGTCTTAAAGCTGATTGAGCGTCAGTTGTGAGTTTGTCTGCATTTAAAAGGACAACCGTTTTAAATATGTCTCCATCTTTCAAATCAACGTTTGTTTTTGAAAAAAATTTTAATTCTTCTCGAATAAATCGAATGCCTTTTCCGTGCGCACAGTTTACACTCATGACATAATTATGTATTGCTGGTTTATTTCCATTGTAGACATTGTTAATAAAATCATTTACAAGAACATTTTTTCCGCACCCAGATGGACCATGAAAAATAATATTGGGAATTTTTTTTTGTTTTATAAAGTAATCTAATTTATCTATAATGTCACAATGTATTTTTAATTTTTTTTGTTCAGAATTCGAGGTTGCAGTTGTTGCAGTTGTTGCAGTTGTTGCAGTTGTTGCAGTTGTTGCAGTTGTTGCAGTTGTGTTGATTATATTTGTTGTATTTATTTTTGTATTTGTATTCATATTAACACAATATGTAAGTTATTTGTATAACAATAATAATATTAATAATATTAAATATATCAAAAAGTATATTTAATATTATTACGTAATTAATTATTATATTGTTATATGCAGAAAATACTTTTTACAAACACTTTCGCTATTGTGTCGGTATAAACTCCCAATTGAGTTCAAAACATATTTTTTTCCATATTTCATCTTGCTCTATTTGTTTCTCTCTGTCTTTGAGCAGGGGGAAATACGGAAGGAATTGCGTTTGTCCGATTAACTCGCACAGTTTATAAATGGTGTAATAGTAGTTTAAAAAATTGACACGGTCATCCGGGCAAAACTTGGCATAAGGTCCCTGTATTTCCATAAAGAGATTGCATAACAGCTCTTCCAAATTGGGCGTCATTGTCGGCGGTTTAATTCCGAGTTTATCTTTTATGAAAGGAATGTGTTCATAAAATTTATTATAACCTAGTTTTTTTAGAATATCTTTTGCTTTTGAATTTGTAAACTTGGAGAGACTTATTCTCTCCTTTTTAATTTGCAATTTAATATTCTCAATAACTTCTGGTGGAATTTGTGTAGTTTCTTTCGCTTGAAACTGTGCCATAATTTCTTTAAAATGATTAATGCGCTTGTACGCATAAAAACACGCCTCTTTGGGCGGCTCTTTGTAGGACGGTTTTTCATTTTCAATCAAGTATACAACATATTTGGAACAGTTGTTGCACACGAGAATGCCTTCGTGCTCGACCGGAATAAGTTCGCCGCTTTTGCAATGCTGGCAAGTCCCGGTTTGAAATACGAAATCATTCACGTTGATGAATGACTGGTCAATATTTGATAAAAATTTTTTTACATTATTATCATTCATTGATGTCAATTCATTAACACGTTCAGTGGTGGTATCGATTTTAAAAAATGAATTTAAAATCTTTGTTTTATTATTACCATTTGAGATTTCCTTTTTATTTTCAAAATAATCGAAAATGTATTTGGAATTATTCAAATAGTATTGTTTTATATTATTTTTGTGAGTGCGGAGTTCAATTTTAATTTCAGCCAGTCGGTCTTTTATTTCAAGTTGTTTTTCAATTGGAATTTTGCTTTTATTTTCATTTTTTATTCCACTGGTCTCAATGGCATTAACATTAACATCAGTGTCATAATCATGTTTCTGAGATAAAGTTTTTTGTATATTTTTTTTTTCATTTAAAAGACTGGGAATGATAACATTTTCTACATTTGAGAAATACAACTGCATTTCTCTGTGTCGGCTATCTAGAGTAGTAATACTTTTGTCATCTACTATGATTTTTTTATTTGTTTTATACTTGAACGACGGCATGAAAAAATAAAATTATAAAAAAAATAATATTATGAATATTTTGATATATAATATTATATTAAAAAACTTTAATAAGAAATTTGTATATATATTATTATTTTACTATTTTACTTATAATTTTATAATTTTTTATTTTTCGAAATCTATTTCTGATTTCTAAATTTTAGAAGAAAAACATTTATTTTATTATGATTTATTAAAATCGGCAAATGTCAAGTAAGATTTTCTCATTTAATCATAACAAAACAACTTTTACAACCACACAATTCACACAATTAAAAATTAAAAAATAAATTTGGTAAAATCATCTCATGTCGGACAAGGCAAACGACGATAAAGCAGACAAGAACAAGTGTACTACAACAATTCGCGGCTCAGCAATTGCAATTGACAAATACAAATACAATTACAATGACACCAACGACAACGTTGAATATCATAAAATGAGTATTTTAATAAAACATTTAGAAAATAATTGGACAATTAAAAAAAATATAAATTATCATGATAAAACTCTTGATAAAAATAAAAAAAAAAAGGAATACATTTTGAAGAAAAGCACAGGACGACATGTGAAAATAAAACTAATAAGGTTGGAAGAGTATTCAAAAGAAGATGAAGGAGAATTATCAAATGAGAAATATGAAAATAAA